CGGAGGGTGACATCAAGGATTACGAGATTTTTAAAATTTGTTTAAAATTATTTTTAAGGAATCAAAAATAAATTTTATACTATCATTATAGCCAATATCATTCATTAGTAACGATTGGTATTGGCTATTTTCATTTAAATAAAATAAAACTATTATTAAAATATATAAAAAATTTTAAAATCTAAATAACGATATTTAAACATTTTAAATGGCAATTCGTATAATATAAAAAATAATTTTTTAAATATTTTTAGTATAAAAATGGATAGTATAATAGACCAGGTTCGCCGACTTCAAAATGAAGATAATACAGAAACAGTAAAAAATACAAAAAATGAAAAATCTTTTATAAAATCTTTTATATTAACTATTTTAGTTAGCCTTGTAAAATCCATATATAGATCAACCATATTATGGTTTTTATTAATGAATGTGTTTAGTAGATTAAATTATACTCAACTAGATTGGATAACAGTATTTTTTATATATTCGATATATGATATGTTTATTTTAAGTTACCTAGTCGATAAAAAAGATAATAAAATAAATTCAACCGATTAAATTTATTTCTTGTTTATATGAAAAAAAAGTCGTATTTTTGTAGTATATTGAGTAATTATTTATTATTTTTATAGAGGTTATAAATGGTTGATGAACAAGAAGATAATATACAAGAATTGGCAATAAATTTTATAAATTCAAAAAGTAGTAAAGATTTTTCAAAACTATATAACAAATTAATAAATGGTTTAAAATACTTTATAATAAAAACAAGTTCAAATACATTTGATATAGATACTGTAAATGAAATAATGGCTAGAACATTTAGTAAAGTTATATTTAATATACACATGTATGATTATAGAAAGGCTATGTTTATAACATGGATATATACTATAGCAAGAAATGAAATAATGAACGAGTTTAGGTCTATAAAAAATAGATTATATTTAAATGATATAATTAAATCTTCTGATGAAGAAACATCAGTTACAATAGAATTATCAGATTTGAGTAATGTTAATTCTAAATATGATACAATGTCGGAATTTAAAGATATTATAGGCGAAAAGGAAGATAGAGAAAAAAGAAGAAATATAATGGTATTAATATGTCATGAAATAGATCACAATTTGAGCTATTTATATAGAGATATATTAATAGATAGAGAAATACATAATATGATGTATAAAGATTTATCAAAAAAATATAATTTGCCAATAAATACTATAAAATCTAGAATAAAAATAGGAAGAACATTAATTAAAAATGCTATAATAAATGAAGTTAGAAAAATAAACAAAGAGGTGTGATATGTAATAAAAATGGTTATATAATTTTTTAAATACATAATAGAATGGAGAATTTATGAAAAACTTTTATAAATTCTTAATCTCTACTATAGTATTTGTGATGATAAGTTTTTCCCTAAGTTCAGCTCAAAATATTGAAAAAGTGGTAGATAAATTTGGAAAGTTACCACTAACAACAGAGAATGTAGCAAAAGCAATTATGGAATTAGATATGAGATTTCCAAAATATGTTTTTCTACAATCAGTTAAAGAATCTGGATATAATTCTGATAAAACAGGATATAAATCAAGACTAGCACTTGACGGTAATAATCTTTTTGGTATGAGAAGAGCCAAAAAAAGAAAAACATTCGCTCTAAAGGAAGAATGTTTTGGTTATGCCAAGTACAGCCATTGGATATTTTCGATTATAGATTATAAACTTTGGGAAGATTGTGTAGAATTGAAGAAAAACGAAAGTTTTAAACAATATCTAACACGTAGACATTATGTACATAATACTACAGAGTATATTAAATCATTAAATGCTTATAAAATACAAGATAGTATTTTAAGTATTTTGATTGGAAAAGTTAAATAACATAGGATTACATAAAAGATAAAACACTCTTTTATTTTAAATGTAATATGACATCATTTAATGATGCAGATTAGCGATAATTATAAATGAACTTAGGATTTACGTTAGTAACTTATTATAAATGAGCTTTATAATAAGTATATAAATCATTACAATATATATTGTAGATATTAAGAATAAATAAAGAGATCAAAATGACATTTAAAAATGAAATAGATAGACCATTCTTTTTAAAAAGATGGCTTGATAATTTTAAAGATACTATAATTTTAGTTATAAGAGATATTTTTAATTATCTTTTCATAAGAAAGACTATAAATATATATAAAAATACAGATTCTTGGAAAGAATTAAATTTAAGATATACTTATACTGGTATATTATACACAGTAGTAAATTTAAGAGCAGAGGATTTTGGTGAAAAAGATCCAGAAGTAAGAGAGTTAAGATATAGAGAAAGATCTGAAAAATTATACCTTTATATAACTCAGTTAAATTTGCACGAAATACTTTCACCTGAGATAACATACCAACCAGGAACATATTCATATTTAGTACAATTTATACCAATATTTAGAATTTTGACAATTAAATGGATTTTTTTCACATGTATAAAAATAATATGTTTTTACTTTTTTATTGTATTATTAAATTCTTTTATAAATTTTGATTTCTTTTTCCAACAATTGTATAATTTTTTACACGGACATAATATTTTAAAATGAATTGTGAACCTAAATTTACTACAGTCGATATTTTTCCAGAGAATATCGACTGTAATGTTGGTATATTAAGAACATTATCTGATGAAGATTTTAGAAAATATGTTGAAAAAATAAGATTGCATTTTATATCATTGCATTCTAATAGCCATCCAGTATTTGCCACAAATAAAACTAGAAATGATATTATTGATAATCTAAAAGAATTTAATAATATGCATGATATTGAATTAAATAGATTAACTCGTAAAATTGGTGGAGTTAAACCTATAATTTTTCAAGATGAAAATGAATTAGATTATAGTTTATTATTATCATACAATACAAAAAATACTAATGCTATTAATCATTGGTTTCCAGAAATTTGGGATACAAAAATATCTTCAGGTAAAGCAGTTACAGATCAATTTTACGATAGTGAACAATTTTATAAAAATGTTCGTGATATTATAATTAAAGATAGATTTAAATCTGTTGATGAATATAAAGCTGGTGCACAAAATATCAGTGATTTTCTTATACAATGTTTGAGAATTGTATCAGGTAATCAACCTGTATACAATTTTCCTAGTACATTAGCTAAATGGATATATTTGGATGTAGCAAAACGTACAAATATAAAGGATTCATTCAATATATTAGATACGTCGTGTGGTTGGGGGGGTAGAATGCTTGCCGCATTATCTGTAGCTGATGAACCATACCTTTATAATAAAAAAGTTTCTTATTGGGGTACAGATCCTAATACTAAAGTGCATGATAGATTTTATGAATTTATAGAATTTTGGAAACAAAACGTTTCTGTAAATGATAATTTTAATTTTCATAAAGCTACTTTACCAGCAGAAAATTTATTAGATGATGATAAATTTAAAAATGCTTTAGGTACTTTCGATGTACACTTTACAAGCCCTCCATATTTTAATAAAGAATTATATTCTAATGATGATACACAAAGTTATATAAAATATGATAATGATTATCCAGCATGGTCAAAAGGATTTTTAAAACCGATGTTAAAAAATACTTATGACCTTTTAAAAGAAGGTGGTGAATGTTGGATAAATATAGCAGATGTTAAATATAAAGGTAGTAAATATCATCCATTAGAAGCTGATACTGTCAAGTATGCATTAGAATGTGGATTTGAACATGTTAAAACTTATAAGATGGTTTTTGGTATAATGCCTGGTAATGACAAACGATCTGATAAAACTAAACAAACTGAAAAAGAAGTTCTAGGTATAAAACGTATAAATAAAAATACAGGTGGTGAAAATCCTAAAACAAGAAATACTATCGAATATGCTGATAAAAAATATAAATTTGAACCAATTTTCGTATTTAAAAAATGAGCAATCAACAAATTGATTTAATAACTTGGAATAAATGTGGAATAATATATGATATCATGGATAAAGATTTTGGTTTAAAAGAATCTTTAAAGGAACGACAAATGGTATTGCATAATTTATTATTTCATTATAACGTTTCAATGGCTGATATGCATTTTTATATTAATAGAAGAGAAAGATTATTACGATGAAGATATATTCTACTATAGAACTCTGTGAGTTTGAATCAATATTAGCTGAACCAGAACTTTCTGGTTTAGTTGGAAAACCATATTATATAGAAAGAATTATGAGTAATAGTGAAGTTGTATGGTTTGGATATAATATTAACTGGATTAAAAAGAATGATGTTTGGTATAATAATAAAGATGAAAAAGTTGAAGAGCCAATATATGAGATATTATATAAAAAATATAAAAATAATTGATTTTATTAAATTTAATTGAAGGATATTAAAATGGGAGAATATTATAACTACGTATATTTAGATCCACGTAAACCTGGCAATTTTGTATTTGGAAAATACCAATTTGATTACGAACCATTCATTATAGGTACAGGTAAAAAACATTCATACTATATTCATATGAATGAACCAGCAAATAAAAATAATATTACTATTAAAATAAATAATATAGTTATGTTAGGTTTAGAACCTATAATTATTTTATTAAATAAAAATAAAACATTAGATGATGCTAAATTTAATGAAATAGAAATGAGAAGAATTATATCATTAAACAATAAAAATGAAAAGAAATTAAAATTTAGACATACCGAAGAAACAAAAATTAAAATGCGAGAAGTATTGAAGGGTAGAGGAAAGGGTATAGATAATGTAAATGCTATACGTTATACTATACAACGGCCTGATGGTACTACTTTTAGTACAGTAGGTAGAAAAAATGTTGAAGAAGAATTACAATGTGGTCATAACATTTTTAAAACAAAGAAATATAAAAATTTTAGAATAATTAAAGAAGAAAAAATTTACATTAAAGGAGAAAAGAAATGAATTTTGATAGAATAGAAGAAAAAAATGAACAACTAATTTCGGAATATTTAGAATTGTTCAATGAATGGAATAATATAGATAATATTGGATTAGAAAAAGGTATTTTAACTGAAAAGTTATTAAATATTAAAAATCAACTAGATATTATTGGTGCTGGTATGCAATTATATGAAATTTCAGAAGAAATTAAACGTCGCAAATCAGGCATTATTTTGCCAAATTAATATATACAAAAACAATTTAATAATTTATCGAGAGTAATAATGTCACAAGTTACAGAACAAGAGGCTTCTTTAAATGAAGAAGGTGCTCCAGTTTTCAAATTGCAACCAGTTGCAGAATCTACAAAAAAATCAGAATTAGAAAGAACTGCAACAGAAGATCAAGTCTTGTTAATAAAACAAGAATTAGACAAGGAAATTGAAGGTTTAGAAAAACATCTATTTTTAATTAGGATGGATGATAATGCAGTAAATAATTTATTGGATTTTATGAAAAATAAAATTAAATGGAAATTTAAAAATGCATATGGTGTTGTTCAATGTTATGATACAGTTGTAAAAGCTCAAGCAGAATCTAAAAAATTAAAAACAAATGGTATTTATTTAGATAATGTTGTGGTACAAGCTATTGCATATTTTTTATCATTACATGAAGATGTTGGATTAGATTATGCAAAAACTTTTATTTCAATTATAGATCCATTATTCGAAACAATCGAAGAAGCAACTAAGTGGAGAAAAAGAATAGAATTGTTAGAAAAGAAATATATAATATATAATGATAGTTTCGAACAACAAATTCCAATAGAAGATGCTAATTTAGAATACTTCAAAAATGAAGAACAAGAAAATAACAAATAATCAAAATAGCCACTTTCGAGTGGCTTTTATTTTTTAAAATAATAAAATATTATGAATGTAATAGTTAATTCTCCTGATAAGTGGTATAAGAGACCATTAATTATAGGTTATATATCATTAATTTTTTCTGTATTATTACTTTTAAGTAATTGTTCAACAAATACAAGATTAAATCTTTTATATCAAAAACAATTGGATATTGAAAAAAGAATATCTGAAAATAAAGATGAAATTAATAAATTAAATGAAACTGTTAAATTGACGATTGAGCAAGAATTTGCAAAAAATTTATTATATACAGATGCTATACAAAAAGGTAAGATGTCAAATCAAGATATTCAAAAAAGATTTGACGACTTATCAAAAAAATTAAACAAAGCAAATGACAAATGAGCCACCATTTGATATACCAGAGGTTTTCATCAAATTAAAAAATTTATATGTTGAAACTGGTGAAATACTTAAAATGAGAGATTGTATAATTAGTATGCCTTGTGAATTTTATGTTACTGATATATCATTTCAAATAAGTGATATATTCATGATAATATTGTCTAATGATAATATGAATATATCATTTAATTTGGAAACACCACCAGATGTAGCAGCAAATATAATCAAATTTTTAATTAAAAATGGTTATGATTTAGAAGTATATGAATCATTCTTTTTCGATGATCATGGTAATTTTTGCACAGAAAGCGAAATAAATCCATATTATACAATGTGTTTAAATTAAAAATAAAAATAGAAAATTGCTAAATAAAGATTTAATAAGAAAATTTATAATAGGTACATTTGTATCTATACCATTTTTATCATCACTAATAAGTACAATACACCTTATAGGATTATTCAATTTGGGTAATCATGAATGGATGTCAATAACATTAGCTATAGCATTTGAACTTGGTTCTATAGCTAGTCTTTTAATTCTTACCATACTTGATAGGGTTAATAAATCAATGGTAATGTCTATATTTGTTATATTAGTAATATTTCAAATATTAGGTAATGTTTATTTTTCATTTGATTATATCAATCAACATTTATTAATGAACCCAAATTGGCTAGGTTCATTTCAAGAATTGGTATCATATTTTGTAGCAGGTGATCAAACATTGATGAAATTATTAGTTTCATGTTTAGTTTCAATACCAATACCATTAATATCACTTTTCTTTTTGAAATCGATAGTGGATTACCTCAAGTTTGATGAGCCTATCAAAAATGATGAAATAGTTGATAAAAATAAAAATGAAATAGTTGATAAAAATGAAAATGAAATAAATATATATGAAAATGAAATAGTGGATGATAAACCAAAAATACCATATCTAGAAATAGTAAGTAATGATGGTGAAAAATATACAACTGAAAGAATAGACACACCAGTTGCATCTACAATATATAATAAATAACAATATTAATATGGATTACTTAATAAATTTTAGTGAATATAAAAATCAAAAGTTAAATGAAATAACTGGTGCAGAAATACCATTAATATTAATATTAGGTGCTAAAATGGGTCTAGTTACATATTTATTAATAAAATTAAATATGATTAGAAAAACATGGTTTTTAGATTTTATATCAGGTAAAAATGATTTAAATATGAAACAAATAAATTCATTAGATAAAAGTGATAAAAAAACTTTATTATCTTTATTGAACAAATTAAATAAAGATAAAGACTTTTTTAATAAATTAAAAAATTTAGAAAAAGATTTTAGGGCATTTAGAACACCTGGTGAAGTTTCTGATGAAATATGGAATAAAGAATATTCTGAATATTTACAAAAAGTACAAAAAGAATTAGATCCTTCTATTAAAAAAATATTAACACCAGAAGAATATACAAAATTAAACGATATTATATCTAAAATAGGTAAAAAATAAATTTTTTATAAATGACAGCATATCCATATTCTGTAGTACCTCAAGCGAGAAGTCCACATATTAGTGTACCATCAGGTTGCATTACATGTCCACCAGATGTTAGTATCATGTCAATATTATTTGATCAAACATCTTTAGCAGTAGTTAAAGGTTGGGAAACAAGAAGCACTACAGATTTAAGAGAATTTTTTCAACCTATAGATGGTTATATGGAATATCAGATAACATTAAAAGAAATGACATCTGATGAACATATAACAGTTAATTATGGTATGTTTGCAGAAGAAGGTATAACATTTTTAATGATATTACCATTGTGGCACTTATCAAATGTAGATTTTGATGATATAAAACTCAACTGGAGGTATAAAGGCTATCTTGTTTATGAGGATGATAATAGTGATGGATTTCCAGATGCTTTAGTACAAGATCCTTATGGTACTGGTGTAGAAAATCAAGCAATATATCATCAATGGGATGAATTAGGTAGAATATTAATGTTATCTGGTACAAAAACAAAACCTATACGACCAATAGAATTGCAAAATCTATCAGGTGATGATGTTATATTAAAAATTTTAATTGCAAGATAAAAAAAAACAAAATTATGAATTATTTAATAAGTTTCGAAGAATATAAGTATACAAAATTAAATGAAGGGATTTTAGGTACTTTATCAACATTTATTGGTTCAACATTATTAGGTATTTTGATAGGTTTAGGAATTACAACAGTATCTTTTTTTGCATTAGTTGGAACTGTAGGTGTATATAAAGTAATTAGAAGAATGTTTAGTAATAGTGCAGTGATTAAACAAACATATAGCGACACAGAAGATTTTTGGGATGATTTTGATGTTGTAACTGGTAATGAAACGGAAAAATTAATAGCAGCTTGGGAAGATGAAATAAGTAATTTTTATGTAAAATTTAAAACTACACACCAATCCATAGGATTAGATCCAAATTCTGATGGTATAACAAGAAACGATATCAATTTAATTAAAGAAAATGATTTATATAAAGATTATACGGCAGGTTTGGAAAAAATTTCCAAAAAATATGAAAATTCTATTGAAAAAATAATAAAACAGAAATTAACACCAGATAGAGCTAATAAAATGATAACTGTTATAAATGATCCGAAATTTAAAAATCAATTTATAAAAGCTACTGGTATATAAAAAAAACAAAATTATGAATTATTTAATAAGTTTCGAAGAATATAAGTATACAAAATTAAATGAAGGATTAGATGGGTGGATATCTAGAAATGCTAGTGCAATTTTAGGTGCACTTGCACCAATATCAGCATTAGCGATTAAACCTCCAAAAGGTGCACTCTCGGCAGAAGGTATATTATTAATAATGGCTACTTCTGTTGGTCTGGGTGCAGTGGGACATCAATTAGATAAATCTTTAAATATAAATCTTTTATTACAAAAATCAGATCTTTCTAGAGAAGAAATAGAAAAAGTATCAGTAATGTTGAAAAAAGATCCAGTTGTACAGCAACAAATTGTAAATATTACAAATGCCAAGAGTGATGAAGAAAAAGTTGCTATAGGTAAAGAATTTGAAAAGCATTTGGAGAAAAAATATAATATAAAAGTAAAGAAATGATTTTTGACAATATAAAACCAAATACTCCTACTATAGTAGATAAAAGTTTATTAGATAAAGTGGAAATGACTGATACTATTATAAATAAGGCAAAAGAATTAAAGGCTGATATAATATTATCGGATGGTATAAATGATGATTCTATAACAATAGAATTTAGAGAATATTAATAATATATACAATAATAAAAAATAATAATTTAAAAATGGCTATCAAAAGAATACCAAGACCAATGAATTTCGAAGGTTTAAGTACAGATTCTAAACCTACTACGGGTGTACCAGTATTATCAACATTTATTGAAACAAATACTGGTGATAAATTCGAATATGTTTACACAACAGCTAACGATGGTACCAAAGCTTGGGTTAAGACTCTTAACCAATAATAAGTTTTAAACATTTATTATAACCCTACGTATAATAATATATGTAGGGTTTTTTATTTTTAAATCTATCTATAAATATTTATTTTTGTATATTTTTTTATACTAAATTTTAATATATACTCCAATGAGGACATTAAAACAACATATAAGGAAATTAAATTCTACTGAATTTCAGGAGTTATCCAGGATGTGTACTGAATCTAGGAAACTTTATAATTCTGCTTTATATGTTATTAATGGTTACTTTAAAGAAACAAATAAATATCTAGGCTACAATGAAGTTTATCATATAATAAAAACTAATGATCATTATAAAGCTTTACCAGCCAAGATAGCCCAACAAATAGTTCGTTTGGTTGATAAAAACTTTAGATCATTTTTTGCTTTACTTCAGAAAAAAGGACGTGGAGAATATGCTGCCACTGTTAAATCTCCAAAGTATTTACCCAAAGATTCTAAATATTTATTAATTCTTCCATCTGACCAAGTTTCTTTAGTTAAAGGTAAACTTAAAATAACTAATGCTTTAAGGATACCATTCACCTTTAATTTAAAAGGTGTTATTAAGCAAGTAATAATAAATCCACATCCAAATAATTATTACACTATATGTATTCAATACGATGAGGTATCGAATATTAATTTAAACTTGGACAAATCCAAGTGTTTAGCGATAGACTTAGGTTTAAATAACTTTGCATCGTGCGTTACAAATATTGGACATTCATTTATAATGAATGGAAAGCCTTTAAAGGCATACAACCAATTTTACAATAAGAGTAAAGCTAAGATACAAAGCGAACTAAAAACTAAGAATAACAAGCATTGGTCTAACCGACTATCAATACTTAATATTAATAGGTCTAATTGGATAAATAATTATTTAAATCAAACTGTATCCTACATAATTAAACATTGCCTATCAAACAATATAGGTACTGTAGTTTGTGGTTACAATGAAACTTGGAAACAAAAAATAAACTTAGGTTCTAAGACCAACCAAAATTTTGTTTTAATTCCATTCTTTCTATTTAAGAGAAAGTTAGAATCCAAATGCAACGATCATTTTATAGACTTTATTCTCCAAGAAGAATCTTACACCAGTAAGTGTTCTTTCCTTGATAATGAACCTATAGAAAAACAAGAAATTTATCAAGGCAAAAGAGTTAAACGAGGACTCTTTAAAACCTCAACTAATATCATTTGTAATGCTGACGTTCAGGCAGCAGGAAATATATTAAGAAAAGCAGTCCCAAATGCCTTATGGTATAATGGGATAGAGGACTCTATAGTTAGTCCTGTAAAGTTGAAGCATTGCTTTAACCTACAAAAATAAGTTTTATACTTATTATACTATAATATATACATTATTATGAATGGTTTTATTTTTGAAGGATTTTTCAGATGAAACAAAAAATATTGATAATTATTCCACATTGTTCTACTGGTGGAATGCCAAGATATGTTCTTGAACAAATTAAAAATTTGATTAATGTATATGAGATATTTGTAATTGAATATTCGTATTATGGTGATGAATTTGTAACGCATAGAAAACAAATAATTGATATAGTTTCTAAAAATTTCTACTCTTTATCATCCAATAAGTCTATCATTTTAGATTTAATCAATAAAATTGATCCTGATGTTATTCATATGGGTGAATTGCCAGAAATGTTTATGGATAATGAAATTGCAAAAAAGATATATTCTAATAATAGATCATATAAATTAATTGCAACTACGCATGATTCATCTTGGAATGTAAATAATATAATATTTTTACCAGATCATTTTATATTTGTTTCAAAATATTCACAAGAACAGTTTGAATCGCTAGGTATACCAAGTTCTATAGTTTTATATCCAATCGAATATAAAGATAGACCTGATAGAACTGAAGGACTTCTTAAATTAGGATTAGATCCAAAATTAAAACATGTATTGAATGTTGGTATATTCACCGAGAGAAAAAACCAAGGTGAGTTAATGGAATATGCTAGACAATTACAAGATTATCCAATACAATTTCATTTCGTTGGTTCATTAGCTGGTAATTTTAAATATTATTGGGAATCTATAGTTGATAATAAACCTGATAATTGTATATTATGGCGTGAACGTTCAGATGTAGATAATTTTTATTCTTGTATGGATTTATTCGTATTTACTTCTTGTGCTCGACCAGGCGACACGGAGACTAATCCATTAGTAATTAGAGAGGCTACTTCATGGCATATGCCATTTTTAATGTATAATTTAGACGTTTATAGAAATATGTATGATGAATATTCAAACATAAAATATTTAACATCTAATAAAGATGAAAATTTAAAAATGATATTAAATGAATTAAATTTGAATAAAAAACCTATTTATATTTTTACCCACAACTATTTAGTTAATAATTGGGAAGAAATTTTCATAGACCAATTATCTAAATTATTCAATAGTAGTTTATACTTTAATGCAGATAAAATATTTTTCGGTGTATATTCTCCAACAGAAGAAAGCTATTTGAAATTTATATCAGTAATTTCTGAAAATGATACAGAAAGAAAAATAAGTGTTGTAAAATTTGAAGAAAATTTAGATGAATTCACAACATTATCATTTTTACAAGAAACTGTTAATAATTTGGATTTTGATGTAAATGTATTATATTATCATTTAAAAGGTGTTACAAGTATACAAAATCATTATGATGTTAATGTTACACATGAAGCTGTAACTTCTTGGAGAAATGTTATGGAATATTTCTTAATAGAAAGGTGGACAAAATGTGTTGAATTATTAGATGGTTATGATAGTGTTGGTTGTTTTTGGAATGATAATACACATGAAATGTATCCAAATATGTACTGTGGTAATTTTTGGTGGTCAAAATCATCTCATATAAAAAAATTGCCTAAAATTATTGATATAAAAAGTGATAGAATGAATGCTGAGAGATGGATAGGAATGGAACCTCATTTGTGGTTTAATATGAAATCTCCAACATTAGAAAATAACCAATTATACGAAGCTGTTTGGAAACCAGAAGAATATAGAGATGATGTTAATCCAATATACATTTTTTCACATAATTATTTAATTAATAATTGGAAAGAAATTGTATCAAACCAATTAAATAAATTGTGTGAATCAGGTTTATATGATGCTTCTAAATCAATAAATTATTATGGATATTCTGAAGATAATAATTCATGGATAGATTTTGTAAATTTAGTTAAAAAATATGATTCGAATAATAAAATTCATTTATCATTATTATATAGAAATAATTATGAATTTGATGTATTGAATAAAATTTATGATATTTTTACTAATTATAATGGTAATGGTAGAGTATTATATTATCATACAAAAGGTGTAGTTTCTGAGCATGATCCAAATAATAATAAAGATGCTATAATATCATGGAGAAATAAATTAGAAGAAACTACAATTACAAATTGGAAACATTGTGTTGATAATTTGGATAACTATGATATAATCGGTCCATTTTATTTTGATCAAAATCCAGATTTAACACCTATATTTGCTGGTAACTTTTGGTGGACAAATATTTCATATATTAAAAAATTAAAAAAAGTTGATGATACTGGCGGTAGAGGTAATTGTGAAAATTGGATAACAAGTATACCACATAAACCATTAAATCTATATTCACCAAAAGATTTGAATTTATACCAAGTGCCTGTTGATAAAAATATTGCAGTATTTTCGCATAATTATTTAGTTAATGATTGGAAATATATTGTAGAAGAACAATTATTTCTATTAGAAAGTGGTGGATTATATGATGCCGCCACTGATATTTACATGATATATTATGCACCAAATACACAAGAAGAAATTGATTTTCTAAATTTAGTATTAAAATATCCTAAAATTAAAACATTCAAATTAAGAGATAATAATTTTGAATTTCCAACATTACATATAATTAAGAAATATTGCGACAATAAACCGGAAGCTAATATATGTTATTACCATACAAAGGGTGCATCCAATAAAGCCAGAAATATGGAAACATGGAGAAAATATATTAATCATTTTACAATAACAGAATGGAAAATGAATGTAGAAGCATTAAATAATAATGATGTTTCTTTTGTTGATGATGAATATAATTCATACCATAATTTAACTGATAGACAAAGAACTTGTGGTAATTTTTGGTGGGCTAATTCAAGTTATATCAAAACATTAAAAGAGATTGATATATATGATGAGAATAGATTCAATGCAGAATTATGGATATTAAGCAATTCTAATGTTAGAAAATGTTCAATATTTGAATCATCATTTGTCAATGAATATCCATTTGAATATTTATATGCAAAATTTTATTCACCATATTTTTATAGAATAGATCACAAGAAATTTGTAGATGAAATATATTGGGCATCAAATAAATATTTTTCAATACAACAAAAAGAAAAGGAATGGAAAGATTTATTATTATACATTTTAAATAATGATATAAAAACTGATAATGCATTAGAAATAGGTAGATATAATGGTGGTACAACACATAGTTTATGTCAAATATTTGAAAATGTAATTTCTATTGATATAGAACGACAACCAAATATAGATTTTTTAGAACAAGTAAACCAAAATTTAACTATAATTACTGCTGATTCTAAAGATTCTGAAACTATAGAAGTAATCAAATTATTAGATAAAAAATTCGATTTAATATTTATTGATGGTGATCATTCATATGAAGGTGTTAAAAAAGATTTAGAATTATATAATCAATTTCTATCACCCACAGGTATAATATTATTCCACGATATCATCCATTCAGAATGGCACACAAATATGAATTGTGGTGTACCAGAATTATGGGATGAATTGAAAAATAAATATAATACTCATGAAATAATAAGTACTGATAGAAATGAAATAACTGATATTAATATTTATAATAATATATTAAAATCTCAATGTGAGAAATATGAACAATTTGGTGGTATAGGTATTTTAACTAAAGCTGGTCGTTTAAATCATTTACTAAAAAGAAGAAGAATGTTATTGGATTATCTAGACACTCCTATAACAAATGATTTTGATACATTATTGGGTTTAAAAGAAATTGCCGATGAATTTTTAAATAAAAATAGTGTAATGGCTGAAATTGGTTCATATGCAGGTGTTTCATCAGAATTATTTGCACTGCATTGTAAAACAATATATTGTATAGATCCTTGGGAATATAAAGGTAAAGAGGACATAAATTCGTTTAGAGCAGAAAGTGAATTTGATAAAACTAGTTCAATGTATGATAATATAATTAAAGTTAAACATACAAGTGGTTATGCGGTAAGTATGTTTGAAGATTCATCATTAGATTTAGTTTATATAGATGGTTGTCATGATTATGAATGTGTTATAGATGATATAAATAATTATTTACCAAAAATAAAAAATGGTGGTATCATATGTGGTCATGATTATAAAGAACAAGTCAAGAAAGCTGTTGATAAAATATTAGGTGAAAAAAATATAAGAGTATACCAAGATTCAAGTTGGTTAGTAAAAGTTGATAAAGATAACTTATTGAATAAAAAGAGAATACCATGGTTTGATGAAGTTAATGGTACAAATGTATTGTATGGTTTAGATGATTTGTGTAAAGATTTTATTAAACCTGATTATATAATGGCCGAAATTGGTTCATATGCAGGAGTTTCATCCGAACTTTTTTCAAATTACTGTAAACATGTAATATGTATAGACCCTTGGATCGAATATGGTGAAATGAATTCTGATGAAATTTCTAATGGTGAAAAACTGTTTGATTTAATGATTAAAGATAAAACTAATATTACTAAATTAAAAAGATATAGCAATGATGCTGTAAATTATTTTAAAGATAAATATTTTGATTTAATTTATATTGATGCTTCTCATAAATACAATGATGTAAAAGATGATATAACTAATTGGTTACCAAAAATAAAAAATAATGGTATAATTAGTGGACATGATTATAATAATGAAAACGTTAAACGTGCTATAAATGATACTATAGGTTTAGATGATATTAAGATATATTCTGATTCTAGTTGGGCTAAAAATGTCAATATTATTAGTGTAGAAAAACCAATTTATATATTTTCACACAATTATTTAGTTAATGATTGGTTAAGTATTTTAGATGAACAATTTATAAAACTTTTGACATCTGGTTTATATGATAAAGCTACTAAATTATATTATTCTGTTTATTCCGAATCATATAAAGATTTTAACGATTTCATAGAGAAAATGTTATTATATGATTATTTAAATAAAGTAGAAATAGTAAAACATGAAAAAAATGATAGAGAATATCATACATTAATGTTTATTAAACAATTTAGTAATAAAATAAATGAAGATGTTGATATATTATATTTCCATATGAAGGGTGTTTTTTCTGGTAATTTAGAAAAACACAATAAAGAAACTGTTAAAAAATGGAGAAATTATTTAGAATATTTCAACATTGAAAAATGGAAAGATTGCATAGAACAATTAAAAACATATGATACAGTTGGTTGTTTATATATCAATATGTGGTTTGAAAAATATGGTGAATCTAGAATGTATGCTGGTAATTTTTGGTGGTCACATTCAAATTATATAAAGAATTTACCAGATTTAAATTTGAATGATATAGAAGAATGGCCAATGCATTTAGAAACATGGATAACTAAAAATCCACATTCATGGTACAACTTCTATACAGACGTTCAAAAAGATACTTGGGATTTCTACACATATTTTCCAGATGAATCTGTTTGGAAAGATAAAAAAGATACAATATGTGTTGTAACTTCACATCCTAATTATAGAGCTACAGAAGATACTACTATTAAATGTGTACAATCTTTAAAGGCTACTGGTAGAAAAGTTATACTAGGTACACATTGTGAAATATCAGATACACTTAAAAATAATGTAGACTACCATGTTTATGATGAAAATAATCCTATGATTAAGCATGATTTCTATAATAGAACATGGTTTAATACTGAAGATTATCATGTAGAATTAAATTTACACAAGTTTGATAATGACACTAACCATGCAATAGCTTGTCATAATAATATGTATTCAGGTATTAAAAAAGCTAAAGAACTTGGATATAAATATGCAATAGTTACAAATTTTGATTTAATTTTTACAGAAAAAGATTATCATGTTTTTGATGATAAATTAAAACAATTAAGAGAGTCTGGTAAAAAATCATATTTTATGAATACAGTAGAGAATGAAGGATGGACATTAAAAACAATATTTTTTATAACAGAAGTTGATTTTTATTTAGAACATTTTCAATATTTTAAAGATGAAACAGAATACAATGACATTATTAAAAAATATGGTTCTGAAACAAACTGTTTAGAAAACGTATATTTTAACATATTATCTAGATAAATTATGAAACAAGTACTTGAACAAATATTAACAGAAGAAACAACAGAAGAAAAATTATTCCCAAATAGTTTTATAAATGTATTTTCGATGTTGGAATATATTACTATACTACCAGTTGAAAAATTTCCAGAATACTTTTTAATTTGGTTTTCCAGTTTTAACAAAATTGATGATAGACGATTATTTGTTTTGATTACAAATAATGGTAAAGTTTTATATGAAGATAATATACCAATTACAGATTTCTTTCATTTCACAAAAAGATTTCATTTTAAAGAAGGTGATAATTATACCATTTTAATTAAAGTATTTAATGAATTTGATGAAGTAGTTAAAAAAAGAATGTTACATTTTGGTCAAAATGAATTCAATAATTTGCATGAAAATGGTATATTAAAAATGCATCGTTATCCAAAAATATCAGTCGTTACTCGTATTAAAAATATGAGTAATCAAATTGAAAGATTACACCAAAGTTTAAAAATGCAAAGTTTTAAAGACTTTGAATGGATAATATTTGATAATAAATCAACTGATGACATTTATTCTAAAATACACGAATGGAGAAAAAAAGATAATAATATAATGTATAAAAGATTACCAGAATTTTTAAATTTTTGGGAATATTCTTATACTGAAACTAATGGTGAAATAATAGTTGTAGTTGATGCTGATGATTTTTTAACAAATAATGCATTAGAAACAATAGATACGTTTTTTAATGAACACAAGGAAACTGATATGTTGATCGGCAATAATCTTATATTTGGTCACGATAACATGAAAATATTAGATAGTAGTATGTTTGATAATACAGCATACCATCCAACATGTTACACTAGAAAATGTATTGAGGATACTCTAAGGACTCACACAATAGACACGCCATTAACTGATGACCATGAAATAGTAGAATGTATTAGAGCAACTGGCAAAACATCATATTTTATACCAAACTATTTATATTTTTATAGAAAATTCAATAAACAATCTATAACATGGAATAGTATGAATTTAAATGATTATCAGAAACATCCAGATTGGCAAAAGTCATCAGATATTTTGCATAATAAAATAAATAATTTAAAATTATTACCAGAATATAAAGAAACTACTACTTTAGAATATTATATTATATATAGTAATGAAGATGAAGATTATAATGATTACAATGAAACCACTTATTTTTTTCAATGTATGAATAGATTATATGATGATAAAATAAATTCATTACATATAATTGACTTTAAAGATATAGATTTAGAAATATTATTTAGAAAAATTATAAAATATATAGATAAATTTTGTAAAGATAATAGTATTATAATGTTTATATCTGGTGATTATGAACAATATGCTACAGAAATTGAAATTTTAGATAAATTTTATAAAAATGAATACAAAAAGAATCAAAAAATTCTTTTCTCAAAAGATAAATATTCAACATTTATAGGTGAAAGTGATAGCATAAGTTATATGCTTGATGAAATCATTGAAAAATTTTATATAGACAAAAATGATAGTATCGAAGAACAATTAAAAGAATATGTATTAAATGATGATAATTCTGCTATAGATACAGAATGTGAAATTTTTATGTATCATGATAAAAATGATACCTTTAATTATAAACAAGAAAGTGCTCGTATAAGAAATACTATCACAAAAACCTTCCCATCAATTTTAATAAGTAAAGAATGATAATTTGTATTGTGACTCCTGGTGTATATGATATTTCAAGAGCTTCAAATTACGGAGCAATTGAAAGAATTATTTTTAATACCAAATTAGAATTAGAAAAATTAGGACATCAAGTTGATATAAAATATCCAAATGAAGTTAATACTGGTGTATATCAAATAGTACATTGCCACATGGCGAACCAAGCTATGATGCTGAAACTTAGAAATATACCTTATATTTTTACCTGTCACGATCATCATGTAATGTTACATGATAATGTACGACGCGAAAATGAAATGGCATTATCATTTGCAGAGATTGGTATTGTTCCAGCTGAACATTTGTTAAAATTATTTGGCAATTTACCAAATGTTGTATATTTACCACATGGTGTTGATATTAATTTATTTACATTTAAGAAAAAATTAGATGTAAAGCAACATAAATTATTATGTATTGCAAATAATGGTATAATAGGTGATAATTCATATGATAGAAAAGGTTTCAGAGAAGCCATAGAAGCTGCCGTTGTATTAGGTTTACCTATAACTATAGCAGGTCCAACTAAAAATAATAAAGAATTTTTTGATTCTAATCCAGAATTATTGGAATATAAACTTTTGAATATTATTTATGATTTAAACGAAAAACAGTTAATAGATTTATATCATGAGCATACATTATTTTTGCATCCATCAAGACTTGAAGCTGGTCACCCAAATTTAACATTACTAGAAGCTATTTCTACTGGATTACCGGTAGTTGGAACATATGATAGTTCTCTAGAATTAAAATCTTTATATAAAGTTAGAGTTGGTTATCCATTAGATATAGCGTGTGGTATTAATCATATAATACATAATGGTAATTATTTTGAATATGTACATAATACACAAAAAGATATTTATAATTTTACTTGGTCGAAAATAACTAAACAATTGGAAAATTTATATTTAAATGTAATAGAAGAAAGAAAAAATATGAAAGATGAATTTATAAGCATATATGATAATGCTATTAAAAATGAAAATACTATTAAAGATAATGTTGAAATTACATATAATGATGGCGTCATGTGTCACATAAAAGGTATTAGTGATAAAACATATGATGTTCAATTTATAGATATGGATGAAAATAGGTTAATATATTCAAATATATGTAAACCAGGTACATGGAATGCACCATCAAGAAAATGGTTTGTAAATTGGAAAGTAATAGTTAATGGTGAAGAACATGTTTTAAATTTAATAGGTAAAAATGTTTTAATTGTAAATGAAAGTCCAGCAATGGGTGATATAATTGCATGGTTTCCATACTTAGAAGTTTTTAGGTTAAAGCATAATTGTACAGTAACATATTGCGGACCACATATTCAATTGTTTGAAAAAAATTATCCAGAAATAAAATTTATTGAATATACAAATGATAATAATATACTAAAACAATATGATGCAACATATAGATTAGGTATATTTGATGCAGATGAAAATATAAGGTTTGAACGACATAAAAGACATTGGAAAAGATTAACTCTACAAGAAATAGCATGTGATATATTAGGTTTGGATTATGAACCGATTAAACCAAATATAGTAGTCAATAATATTGGTAGACCTATACTAGAAAAATATGTTGCTATAACTGAATGGTCAACATTAATGGCAAAACTTTGGATGTTCCCAAAAGGTTGGCAAACAGTTGTTGATTATTTAAATTCGAAAGGTTATAAAGTTATAATTGTAAGTAAAGAAAGAACAAATTTAAAAAATGTTATAGATAGGACTGATAGAACAATAGAAGATACTATTAATACTATTTACCATGCAGAGTTTTGTCTTGCTCCATCGACAGCAATTAATTGGATAGCTTGGTCTTTGAATAAAAAATGTATAGTACCTTCTGGGTTTTCAGAATCTTGGGCTGAATATGATAATCCATTCAGAATAATTAATACTCAACATTGTCATGGTTGCTTTAATGATGTTAATTTAAATTTTGATAAAAGTTGGGAAGCTTGTCCAAGAAAAATGGAATATATATGTAGTACATCTATAACACCTGATCAAGTTATAGAAATGATTGAAAAAATAATATGAAAACTTTAAAAAAGGTAAATGTAGAGCCTAGATATGTAGAGTTTATACCAGAAGAATTAGAAGATGGTATACTTTATATTTCAGAAAAATATAAATGTGTAATACATCTTTGTTTGTGTGGTTGTAAAGGTCAAACAGTAACCCCCTTTATACCAAAATCAATGGACATTAATTAAAAATGGGGATAAAGTATCTTTATCCCCATCTATAGCTAATAATTACTTCGAATGTAAATCACATTATATAATAACAAATAATGTTGCTAATTTTGTTTAAAAATAATATAAATATATGGCAAAAATACGAAGAGGATTTATAGAGGATTATTTCTATTGTATAAATAGAGAAATTATTTTATTTGATAAAATTTTATCATCTAAAGATTGTCCTAGACAATATTTAAATCCTATTGATGGTATAAAAGCTATAACTTTTAATACTAAAGGTTTTAAAGATGGAGATATGTATTATATAACAAATATAAGTGATAATCCCGATAATTGGCTATATCAAACAAATACAAATATTACAATTTATCCTGGTCAAATGTATCTATTTTATTATACTGGTGAAAAAAGTATAGTTGGTGGATTAAATGTAGTTGGAGATTTAACATGGTATGTACAGTATATAAACACTCAAATTCCATAAAAATCATCATAACTTATCAGATGTTTTAGTGATTCGGCAGAATATGAAACTTTTTGTTGACCTTGTTCACCATCTTTACCATTATACCTATCATTGTTATTTTCTACTGTACAACTTTTAGGATCTAATTTTATTTTATTTTTAGATTTAAAATCTATTATTTCTATAAATGAAATATTTTGCTGTTCATTTTTTTTAATATTTATCACTTTGCCAACAGCAGTTATTTTTTTATTTAAAATTTGACCACTAACTATATCACCAATAGAAAATTTTTTATCCTCTCTAGTATCTTCTTTAGAACCATTAGATTGTTCGTACCCACTATCTAAAGAACGTAATTTAATCTTAAACATTGGATTATCTGTTGTACCACCATCAGATGTCAATGTATTGTTATCACCATTTAGAGAATTACCTCTTCCTATTAAAGGCATAATTTTTTTTTATTTTTTCAATATATATATTTATATTTTCATTTTTATAAATAATATATAAAAAATAAAATATATAGTTTTGCGACATTAATAAAATAATTATCAATATTAATCATGATAGATAAAAATAAAAATGTAGTCATGGTGGTAGAACGTGCTACTACCAAATTAGACGTTAAAAGAGATGAAAATGGAAAAGGTTATATTTTAGAAGGAATTTTTACAACATTTGGTGTAATGAATAAAAATAACCGTGTCTATGAAGAAGATGAATTTTTACCACACCTTGAATATTTAAATAAAAAAATTAGTAGAGGTAGATTAGTTGGGGAATTAGATCATCCAGAAAAATTTGATATATCATTAGATAAAGCATCTCATATTATAGAAAGTTTAGTTTACAATAAAGCAGATCGTACAATAACAGGTAGAATTAGATTGTTATCTACACCTTCTGGTAAAATTGCACAAAATTTAATTGATGATGGCGTTCAATTATCTATATCATCCAGAGCAGCCGGCGTTGTTAGAGAAAACAATACTGTACAAATTAAAAAAGTTTTCACATATGATCTTGTAGGTGATCCTGGATTTGATAATGCTACATTAACAAGAATAAATGAAAGTGTAGGATATGATAATGCGGATGACATTTCTATTTTTGATATGAATATGAGCGAGAGCGAATTAGATAGAATAATTAGTTCTATTGATATGAATACAAATGTTAAAAAAACAGAAAATAATAAAGAAAATATAATAGAAAATAATCATCCCGTTATGGAAGATAAAAAGTTTATATCAAAAGAAGATTTAGAAAAATTTCACTCGTATATTACAGAACAATTTAATTCTTATGATGAAAAATTAAATGATAAAATTCTAGAATTTAATGAATTGAGTAAAAAAATAAAAATTCAGGAAAAATATTTAGAATATGTTACTAATGAAACAAATAAAATTGTAAAATCAACAGAAGAATTAGATACTATAATAGGTTATACAGAACATGTTGCCAATGAGGCTAATAAAACTATTGAATATACAAAATATATAAGTGAAGCTTTGGATAGAAGTATTTCTTATCAAGAACACCAAGCAAATGAGCATAACCAATTAGAATCTTATATTAGCGATTATTTAGTAGAACAAATAGATAACTCTTTGATTGAAAATGAAAAACATATCGGTTATACTAGATATTTGGCAGAATTGGTAGATAAAGGTTTACAATATACGGAAAGTGTTGCTGAAGAAGTTAAATATATAATAGAACATAATGATGAAATTGTAGAAAATGTTAATCTTTTAATAGGTTATACTGATTTAATGACTGAAAGAATAAATGCAGGTTTACATTATTCTAATTATTTATCTGAAGAAATAAATAGAAGTAATGGTGATTTAGATATTGGAAGTTATTTAGGAATAAATGAAAATAGAGATGATGTTAATATTTTAATTGATAATTCAAAAACAATAGGATCTAAAATTGATAAATTAGTAGAATCAATTAGTAATCAAAAAAATATAGATGCTACACAAAAAGCAAATAATGCATATTTTGGATTATTAACTGAATCAAAGAAAAAAGAATTTTTACTTTTAACAGAGAGCCAAAAAGAAAAGGTTATATCTGCTGTTAAAAGAGAAAAACCTTTAAGTGGTGGTGAATTCGTTCAAATATGGGAAAAGGCTTTAAATCCTATAAATCATGACGAGTATGTTACTATTTTATTAAATGGTATGCCATCCGAATATAAGCCTGTTTGGGAAAGTTTAGATAAAAATGTGCAAGAAAGAATTATAGCACAATCTAAATATACAAACATAAATTTGAATAATCAATATGCAATTTCTGATTTTTGGCAAACCAGAAATATTTTAAATGAGAAGTTAGAATTTCAGCCGTTAAATGAAGCTGAATTAATTACCGAAAATGAGAAAAATAAAGCATTGGGGTATAGTGATAATCATTTAAATTATATTGCAAATTCATTAAAAATGATAAATAAAAATAAATAATAAAAAATGTATAATATGTTAATTAATGAGGGCCAAGTATACGAACAATGGGCTCCTATTTTGGAACAAAATGCTGGTGTTACTAATGATTATAAAAAGAAATGGTTATCTAAATATTGTCACTATCACACAGTAAATGAAAGTTCAAACTCTTTAAATGAAAATTTTTCATATAGTTCAACACAATCTTTAGGAACATTGCCTGGTATGGGTGCTGTTCGTCCAGGTTCTGCTCCTGGTGGTCCTTTATCATTCTATACTGGTACACAAGGTAGTGGTGATAAATTTCCTTCTTTACTTCCATTAGCTATTCAAGTTGCTTCTAGAACTATTGGTTTTGATATTGTTTCAGTTATTCCAATGTCTGGACCTGCTGGAGTTCTTACATACTTAGATTATGTATATGCTGGTGGTAAAGTTGGTGGTGCAGATAAACCATTGATAATTTCTATTAATGCAGACGATATTAATTCTACAAAATATGTAGTTGGTACTCACTATTGGGGAACTAATAGAGGTGCAACTGGTGCATTTGCTTCTGGTGATAAAGCCGTAGAATTAATTTTTGTTGGATATTCACGTATTACTGGTTATCCTATTTTCAGAGTTGGTCAAACTTGGGCATATACTTCTTCATGGGCAGTAGATAATACTATTACATTAGCTGAAGTTTTTGATTCAAGTGCAGCTATTACTACTGATACAGCAGGTGTACCTACAGCTGTTAATACTTCTTCAACTGCTATTGCTGTTACAACTAAACCAGATTTAGTTCGCGCATTAGAAGATCAAATCCAAGGTTTTGCTGGTGCTGGTACTTATGATCAAGATAATTGGACTGGTTCGGATGTTAACGGAACAGAGCCTGTTAATCCTATGGGACGTGCAACTGGTGAATCTACATACTACAGACAAATGAGCCTTAAAGCTTACACCAAGTTTGTAGAAGCTGAAACTTTCCAAGTAAGTGCTGCTGTTACGACAGAGCAAATTCAAGACTTGAATAAACAATACGGTATCGACGTATTGTCAATGATTGAAAATGCTCTTGTTAATGAAATTTCACAATCAATTAACAAACACATACTTTCACGTTCATTCGCTCTTGGATGGTCAAACAATAGCCAATACTACAAAACTTCTGGTGTAACCCTTAACTTTACGTTAGATAGAAGTACTTTAAGTACAACTGCATCACCTGAATTTATTAATAAAATTGGTTTCCGTGAAGCTATTAATGTTAATGGTTTTGCTGATTATGGTGACTTTGAAAACTTGTATACATTACAACGTAGAATTATGAGCAAGATCATAACTGCTGGTAGTATTGTTATGCAACGTGGTCGTAGAGGTCCAGCTAACTTTATTGTTACTAACCTTCAAATTGCTACAGCATTACAAGATAATGCACAGTTTAGCTTTGCTCCTATGAACAATACAATTAACCAAAATAACGGCTCATTGTATCCAACAGGAACAGTTGCAGGTATGACAGTATATGTCGATCCAAATATGAGCTTCAATGATACTCGTATCCTTGTTGGACGTAAAGGTGCTGATGAAGAACCAGGGTTAAAATTTATGCCATACTTAATGGCAGAATCCATACAAACGATTGCGGAAGGTACAATGTCTCCTAAAATCGCTGTTAAGAGTCGTTATGCCTTAGTAGAAGCAGGTCAATGGCCAGAAACGCAATATTATACAATATACTTAAAGACAGGTAATGTATCATTAGTATAATAGAATGTAAGTAAATAGTCAAACAAAAAAAGCCCCATTGAAGAATGGGGCTTTTTTATTATATAAAATATAAAATTTAAAAATCACGAATATCAACATCATCTATAGATTTATCCAAATTGATTTGAATTGTTTTTATATAGTCACCAAATGTTTCCATATTTACAGATTTTAAAAATGCAACAGTCTTTTCATCGAAATCTGTAACATCAATATTTTTTCTTTTTAAAATAACCATTTTCTTTTGCCATTCTTCTTCTTTCATTTTTGGATAGTTTCTTTTAAAACTTTCAACATAATCTACAAAATCATCAACTGAACATGTTTTAAATGTTTGTAGTTGTTGTTTTGTTAAATCTTGTTCTGAGAAACCTAAATCCTTTAAATACTTTATTCTTTGTGGTGCATCAAAACCTTTAATTTGTTTTATTGTTATACCAGCTTTATCAAATTTACTTTTTTTCTCAATTAAAGAATTAAATTTATCAATAAAACCTTGTTCAAATGGTGTCTGTAGTAATTTTTGGTCAAATAAACTTAAATCTTTAAATATTATACCATTATCAGCCAACATTTTTTTACGCATTTCCATTATATCATGCGTCAATAATGGTTGCCTTTTTTTAATTTCTTCTTGTATTTCATTTTTCCAATAAGGATGTATATCACCAAAACTTATAATATTTTGATCTATAGCAGTTGCCATATTTTCAATAAAATTTTGTCTATCTTTAGATTTATTTAATATTTTACCTATTTCATCATTTTCTAATTCTTCTACTTGTTTTATTAAATTTGGATTTTCTATATCATTTAATATAGAAATTATAACTCTTTTTGTTGGTTGATCATCTATATTTTTAATTTCTTTTTTAATATTTTCTTTTACATCTATAGGTATTTTTATAAAAGATTTACTAGTTTTATCAAAAAAATCATCTATGTAATTATCATCTATATTTATTTTAGTATCTGTTGATATTATATTATTTTTTACATTTATTTTATTCCTATATAAAAAATATAAAGTTAATCCGCTAATAGTTAATCCAGTTAATGTTAGTAATAATTTCCAATGTTTTTTGAAAAAATTTTTAATTTTTTTATCATCAGGTTTAGTATTGTCGGAAGATTCGTATAATTTATAAAAATCATTAATATTTAAAACATATTTCATTATGTTGTTTTTTATTTTAAATATATATATTTATTGGAAAAATAAATAACTATAATGTTAAAACAACATATTTTAGATTACGAAATATTTAGATTATTAGAAGATGATTTTGGTGGTACTCCAGATAAACCTACTAAATTAAAAATTAAAGTTGATAAGGAAACTGGAGAGGATGTTATAGATAAATCGAAAATACCACCAGATGCCCAAATAAGAGTTTTATGTAAAGAATTATATAAAGCTACTATAGATTCTGGTAGATATCAATCAATAATGAATGATAAAATTGCAAAACTGCAACAAGCTGGTGCTGGCGAAGCAGAAATTGGTCAAATGCAGCAAGTTATGCAAGACCAAATGCAAGGTTTACAAATGAGAGCTATGGACCTAGAGATGTACGTCATGTCGGTAGGTGGTTCTAATCAACAATTATCAATGTTAGCTCAAAAATTAACAGGTGAAGCAAAAATGTTAGCCGACAAAGCAAATAAAGAATATTTTGATAAAAAGGCTAAAAGGGTAGAAACTGATGTAATCAATGGATTGAAACAGAAGCAAATAGAAGCTGCTAAAAAACAACAACAAGAGCAGCAAAATGGTGATGAAAAACATGATGGTAAAGGTGATGATAAAAAATAAAAATATTTAAAATAATTTTTAAACATTTTATAACTAAAAACGTAAAATAAATAAAATGAATACTCTACAAACTAGGCTAAATGAATTATTAAAAACATTTACTATACCACCAGAAAAAAGAGGAGATTTACATTGGTTAAATGCAAATGTTGCTTTTAAAAATTCTGGGCATAGAGATCTTTCCGAAGTGCAACGTATTATAGTTGCTTTATTGAATGAAAAAAATAAACAAAGAATTAATACATATATTAAATAATTAAATTGAAAGGACCATTTTATAATGGAATTAAATAAAAAAATAATTAAATTCGCCAGGACCAAAAATGGTATTCCATCTTTATGGGAAAGTTTACGTAGATTTCCAACAATGGAAAGAATTACATGCATTTTTGATCCTAATGGTGATCAATTAGAACCTATTTTTCAAAAGATTGGTTCGAATTCTTCTTTAGTACCAATTAAAGAAAATTATCTAATATTAAAACTCTTTTATGATAAAGATGGTTGTGGTATATCATTATTTAGAATAAATAGTATTGATTGTTATTCTAACGATTCTGAGGTTGAGTTAATAAAAAGAAAGGCTAATGATATTACCGATTGGGTATATAATTCATCCGCAGAACAGTTATCTGATGAAGTTTCATCAAAAATTGATTTAGTAATAAATACCATATTAGAAAAATAAATTATTTTAATAATAATTTTAAACAAAAAAAATGGCTAAACGTATAATTATTAAAGTTCAATACATAATTTATTATAATTTAAATATACAAAAGGATTGAGTATGCAAACAGAATTGATTGATAAAGTAGAAACATTTAAAGATAATGTTTTAAGTAAAATCTCTAATAGAGATATTGTATCTTTCAAATTAGGAGATATATCATTTGATAATAATATTTCTGTAAAAGGTTCCAATTTAACATTACCGGCAATAAATAAAATTTTATCAACTGTTAGAGTTAAAAATAATTTTATAGATTATAAGCAAAAACTCTCTAATGAAGAATGGTCTCATATTGAAAGTACATTAAAGACTGCAAATTCAAATGCTGAATTTTGGGCTAAAAAAATTACAAATACTGATGGTTCATCATCAATAGTAAAATTATATGCTAAAAATAAAAAAGATGAAAATTTAGTAGATTTAAAGGACTATAAAAAAGTATTTGGTGATTACTTTGATATGATTACTTTAGCATTAAAAGGTACAACAAAAGAATATGATCTTAATATGTCTTATTTTGATGATAATAGCGAAACTGTTACTATGAGATTTATTGATAAATCATCAAAAGTTGATGTTTTAAATAATTTAACTGATATGTGGAAAATGGGTAATAATTTATCATTTAACATGTTGGAATATAATTCGGCACCTTTCTTTGAAAGATTAATTTGTACAAATGGTATGGTTGCTCAAAATTTAGGATTTAAAACAAACATTAGAAATGATTCATTTAATGTTGAAAGAATTCAAAATGAAATAAATAAATTATTGATTCGTGGTGAAGATAAATATTCCTCAATGTTAATGGAAAATGTACAACATTTAAGACGTACAGATATCTCAATAAGAGAATATTTTACATATAAGAATTTTTTCGAAAATAAAAATTATAATGATAAATATAATCATATAATTGCTAAATTATTTAATGATAATGATCTGTTTAAATCATATGGTGTTGATATAAATGCTCAGAGTGATAAATGGTTATCAACAGCTACTTCTGGTAGAAATGCATATGACTTTTTAAATGATTTAACATGGATAGCTTCACATACTGATAAATCAAGATTAGATAAGGATGATGCCTTTGAATTACAAAGAAAAGTTTCTGATTTATTTTTTCAAGATAAATTTGATTTGGAAGATATTGCACCAAAAGTAAATATTAAATTGGGTAAAGTTATTACAACAAATAATTAAAATTATGAAGGGTAGAATAATTGGTAATTCAGCGTCCTTTGAAGACGTAAGATGCAGGTTCGAACCCTGCCCCTTCAGCAAAATTTAAAAAATCACCTTTTCACTAAAAAGAACCTTAATGTTAACTGCATTAAGGTTTTTTGTTTTAATATATACTTTATATTTTTTAATTTTTTACAATTTATAATAGGTTTTTATGCAAGTAATCGATAATTTAAAAGATGCTTTGGATGTATTAATTCAAGCAGCAGTGATAGGTCAGAAAAATGGATGTTTTACATTAAAAGAGTCTAGTCTAATACAATCATCTATAGAATATTTACAATTATTATCAAATAATGGTGAATCAGTGGATGATAATATAAATGCAGTAGAGGAATAACTTCTATGCTATTAAAATAATATTTTTTTATGGGAGATGCAAATTATTTAAAAATTGGTACAATATCAATACTATTGACAATTATAGGAATATTGGGATTAGTAATATGCTCAACAGTATTACCTCAAATAACATCGTTTTTTGCTATAATGGCAAATGTTGGAGAATCTTTAGGTATAATATATTTAATTGATAGATATGTATTAAAAGATGTAAATACTTTAGAATTAATTAAAAATGGTGGCGGAGTTTCATACTCTATATTTTTGCTTGCTATATGTTTAGTAATAGCAGCATCTATAATTGGTAGTTAAAAATATTTATTAAAATGTTTAGAAAAATAATATCATCACTTATTATATTTTTATTTTGTTTTAATATTACTTATAGTAAAAATATAATACCATATACAACAATACCACACTTAGATACCGCAATATCATATTATAATAGAGGTGTAAAGGAAAAAACGAATAATAATGATGGTAAAGAAGTTGAAATGTTTTTAAGATATGTAGGATTACCTAAGGGTAATCCTTGGTGTGCAGCTTTCATATCTTATTGCGAAGGTGTTTGTACTGGAATTTTAAATAAAACAAAAAGTGCATTAGCTAGAAATTTTATAACTAAAAAATCAATATCAGCTAAAGATGTTTTATATGGCAGAGTAGTTATAAAACCTGGTACACTTGTCATTTTTCAAAAAGGTAATACATTAAATGGGCATATAGGTACAGTTTATTATTGGGATAAAGAACGAGGCCAATTAGTAGAAGGTAATGCTGGTGATAAAGTTTCATTTATGGAAAGAAGTATTCAACCTAGAAATTATTCTAGGATAATTTCATTCACTATTGTAGAATATGATAAATCCATACAAGAAAAAATAGATAGATATAAACAGAAAAAATTTGATAAGACAGAAAATAGTACAGTTAATGAAAGTAGAACCTTTTAAGGAAATTTAAATGCTAGGATTTGATATAAATTATGCCGTAGATATAAAAGAAGTCAATATAATATTAGTTGGTTGGTATCCTATGACAGTTAGATATGGCTTATATAAAATATCAGAAAAAACATATTTACTTTGGAATGTAAAAGGTACAACAAATACATTTTCTATACCATTGAGAATAGTTATAGAAAAACATGCTGGAAACTATAAGGCCCATTTCGAACTAACTTTAATAAAATTTAGAGAAGATTTATTACGTTGGATAGAAGAGGGCCTTACAGAAGATTGGATGTTAAATTATTATAATAATTTTAAAGATTTTATTAAAAATCAACTTTAAATGTTTTATAGTGTGAGTAAAGATCATCCTTTTTTGACATAAATTGTTTATATTCACCAGCTCTATCAAATTCCTTTTTATTTCTAACATAAACTGATATTTTTTTATCATAGCCTTTAGGTAAATCTTCATTTAATCCATGAAATGTTGAATTTTCATCATGATGAATAAATTGAAAAATTTTATTATTCATATCAATTAATAATTGACCAACTGTTCTTTCTTCATCATCAACCCTAAATACATTTAAACTGGAAGAATCTGTAAATGTTCTTTGTTGCATACGTTTTATAATATCAGTACTATTTTTAAAACCTAAAAGATATCTTTTTGTTTCAGTTTTCCTAACTTCTGCATTACCACGAGCTGTTCCCTCAACTCCATCCAAATGCCCAGCATTTTTTATAATATCACCATAATTAGTTTTAACTTTAAAATTAGATTTTGAAAAATCACATTTTCTAACTTGAGTTTCATATTGAAAATGTTCAACTTCATATACACTGTTTTTATCACATACAAAATATGCACCATTCCATTCTAATGTTTTAATATATTCTACTGCTTTTTCAACAGTTTTGAATGTTAAAATATTTTTAAATTCATCTCTTTTTCGTTCACTATTCTTAGTTTCTTTTGTTCCATTATGGCCAGCAATAGTTATTTCTGATTGCACACCCCATTTACTTCTATATTTATAATATGAGGAGGAATCTTTATTCATAAAATATGTATATACAAATCCAACATTTTCAGACATCCCTTCAGTCCAACCTGTACTATCTTCTGCGTATGCTAATTCAACACCTTTATATAAATTATGATAAACTTTATAATCACTTAACGATCTTCGATCTCTATTTTTAGCTAATATATAACCATCATGTTTTTTAGCAGCCACAATTATACACTCATTTAATTTATCCATTTTAAGACATTTTTTTAATAATAATATATATATTTATTAGTAATAATTAAATGATAAATGTTTAATTTTTTAAAAAATATAATGAATATAATACTCGGTAATGATGGTTTACCATCAGATGAATTTATACCAGAAAGAATAGTAAATGATGGTAATGTATTAGCAAAAGTACATGGAAGTGGTGCTAGTATATTAGGTTCAATAGAAACTGTAGAAGAAAGTGCCGATATATTTAAAGGTAAATATTTTAGATATATAAATAGTGAATTTATAGGTTTAGTAGTTAGAGCTGAACGTACAGTAAAAGAAGGTACGAATTATTGTGTATTTTTTGATAATGGACAAAAACATACTGTACAAGAAATAGAAAGGTTGATGGTCGAAGATCATACATATATAGAAAATGATTTATCAAAAATAATACCAAATAAAATAAATTCTGGTTTAAATTCAAATATTAGAATGGAAAAAAAACCTGTGGAATTTGATCCAGTAATAGAGATTCTTAAAAGAAGAAAAAAGAAACCTGTAGAAATATCATTATCAATAGAATTAGATTTACCATCTAAAGAATTATATGAAGTATTGGTTGATGATTATGATAATGCTGAAGATAAGATAATTGATTATCTTTTTACACCAGAAAATATAGTAACATTAAAAGAATGTATTAAAAACTCATTAAAAATATATTATGGAAATAAAGAATAAAATTATACATAGCACAGATATTTTTGATATAGTACATTCTTTATGTGAAGAGCCATTTCATGAAATGGTTACTATTGATTATAAAGTAGAAAATGTTGCTATTATACCATATACTTTAGATGCTGCAAATATTATAAATGGTATAGGTATAGTAAATAATTTAAATCCATTTAAAAATAGTGGATTATCTGTATTAATAGATTCAGAGCATGATTCTGATGATAATAGTTTAGATACTGCTATTAGATGTTTATATGATAAAACTGGTTATAAAGTGACGGATGATAGTAAATGGACATATTTAAAAGAATTGCATGTATCAGATATCATGAGTTCTGGTTATACATGTTATGCTGTAAATATTACAGAATTAAAACCTGAAGCTGATGAAAATTCATTAATAAATTCATTTAAAATAGTACCTGTTAATAAAATAATATCAAGTAATAATGGTTTGGCAATATCATTATTATTAAAATTATATGTTTCTTTATTTGGAAACATATTTGCCATAAAAAAACAATTTTAATTTTTTACAATTATTTAAGGTGATAAAATGCAAGAGGTAGATCAAGTAACAAAAAATTCAAATGAAAAAATTGAATTAAAAGAACAATTATCATATAATCCTCAAAGTCATAAATATAGAAGATATTATGAAAGAACTTCTTTGAGAAATGATAAATATCAATTTATAGATAATTTAGGTGTACGACGAATTACTAATAAATTAAAAAAGAGAACAAGGAAAGAAAGGTATAATTTTTCAGAATGGTTTAATCGTATTAAACATTCGAATAAAAATGGTAGTAACATACATAGAATAAATGAGGAAGCACTATACAATGAGATGGTGAGACAAACAGAAGAAAGAGAAGAGAAATACTTAAAGTTATTAATTGAAGTGTATGGTGAAGAAATTGGTAAACAAAAACATAAAAAACACTTAGAAGATTTCGAAAAGAGATTTGCTAAAAAACTAGATAAGATATGATTTTAAAATAATAATTTTATATGAAAATATTTATCAGCTGTGATGATAAAAAAAATATAAAGAAAAATTACAAAACATATCTCGATAAAAATTTAGCCATTATTGATGTACCAGTAATGGCTAAATTGATTAAATATTCCGATTATGGTGGAGATATTTGTGTTGACTATGTTTTAAGCCAAGAAATAGAAATTAAAATACGAAACATTTATGAAAGTAAAAGATTTGATAAATTATTGTATATCATTGATAATATAAGTATAGGATTTGTTAGTAATTTTAAAAAATACGTAGAAAGTAAAGGTATATTATTTACAGAATATATTTTAATAGATTATAATCAAACTATAGATAATAAAATATATAAATATTTCGATAATGTTATTTAAAATAAATATTATGTTATGTCATTCATTACAGATTTTAATGTTCAAAAATTATCAGTAGATAATTTAAAGGACGGTATTAAGGATAAGGTTAGAGATTATAACAATCTATATGATGTAACTAGTAAATTAGAAATAGAACAAACAAAAAAGGAATTAGAATTATCTAAATTGAATGGTGATGAAGCCATAGTTAAACGTTTAGAAATTGAACAATTAAAATCTAAAATAAGTTCTAATAAGTTACAACTTTCACAAAAAGAATCTGTAATAAAAGAACATCAGAAAATTATATCAGATTTTAATAAACCAAAAGATGATAAAACAAATATACCATTTGCCACAAATACAGAAGAATTACCAACAAATATATCAGATGTAACCGATGATACTGATATATTAACTTTTAAAAAAAATTTAGAAGAAAATAAATTAAAAAATATATCAGCTAATACTGGTACAATAGATACTGCCGATACTGCCGGATTTAGTCAAGAAGATGCAGAAAGTGCCCAAGAAATAACAGAAATCAGAAATAATAATTCTTTATATAGTGGATTAAAATCTAGTGATGATGATACTATTATAAATGAAAGAATTAAATATTTTAAATCTGATAATAAAACTGAAGGTTTTATATTGCCATGGGATGGTAGATTATCATATGCATATTCAAGTTCACAATCTATAGGCAATCATATGCCATATGGTGATGAATGGGTTGGTAGTCCAGCTATAATGAATCCATATGCATTAATAAGATTTGATCATGTGGCTGGATCTAAACATCATAAATTTTTAATAGATCAAAAAAATAATAAGGGTGTATTTAGAAGTACACTTTATAAACCTTATGCAAATGTTAAGGATTATGGAAATTCTATAACTATAGGTAAAAATGAAGGAAAAGAAAAAATTGTTATATTTAATGATTTAAAAGCAAAACAAGAATTGGGAATAACCGAAGCTGATGGTACAACATATGTCGATGAATCCGGTTCATTGTATGTTAATGAAGTTGATTATTCGCAGGAAATATGGAAACCAACAAAAGAAATAACTGTTGCAAAAACTGGTAGAACATATTTAGTTGATGATGATCCATCAGAAGTAACTGTAGATACACCATTAGCTGGACAAAATGCGGAATTAGCAAGAGCTAATGCACAAATGGCTATGAGAAAAAATTGGGAAACTAATAAAAATATAAAATCCAATTATAAAACAATAGATAAAGCTAATTTAGATGCAGAAAATAAAAATAAAATTACACCAGATAGACCAGAGTTTTGGTTATTAAAACAGGGTTGGAAAAAATGTAAAAAACCTAATGGTAAAGAATTATATGTTGAACCACAGCACTGTGAAGGTGATACTATAAAAAGTGGTGCAAGTGCAGAAGTTATAGCTCAAATAGAAAAAGATGCAGAATCAGCAAGAAGTTATATAGAATTGCAAATAAGTAGAGGTTGGGTAAAAATTGGAAATAATACTAAAAAAAGATATTTAAGAAAACCAAATTCCAAACCAACTATAAAGGAGCCGATAGAACCAACTACTGATAATTTAACAAATCCTGAAAATTTTACAGGTACAGAACAATTTCAATATAGATGGGCAGACTTTTTATATTGTACATATTACGATTTAATACCTAATAATCTTTTAGTAACATTAAGACGATATCCCATGCCAGTAGGTGATAATGCTACAATGATAGGACAAGATAAAACTAAACAACATTTATTAGCAGTAGCAAGTGCAGTTACATGGATGGGTGCACAAACTGGTAATCAAGTTAGTGAACTTATGACATTTTCTTATCATATGAATTGGAGAGATTTAAAGGCAGAAATAAATGAAATACAAGGTAATGAACAAGGTGCAGCTGATAGTCCATTTGGTGAAGGTATTGGAAAATGGTTAGGTATTTTAAGTGGACAATCAAACTTTAATAGTGTATCAGGTTGGGATGAACAACGAGCTAAATTTGATCCATATAAAGATGGTGCATATGCAAACCGTATATATGGTCCTGTAAATGTTATAGATTCAACAAAAGCAAGAGATAGAGGTTTAGCTTATGATCATCAAATAAATTTAAATTTTCATTATTCTTTAAAATCTATAGGTGGTATAAATCCTAAAGCTGCAATGTTAGATATAATGGCTAATATATTAGCACTAACATATAATAATGCTGGGTTTTGGGGTGGTGCCAATAGGTATTTTCCAAATAAATCTGCTTATCCATTTCCTGGTGGTAAAAAAAGCCAAGATGCATGGTATTCAGGTAATGCAACTGGTATGTTAGATGGTATAGCAGATCAACTTTCTAGCGCATTAGGAAATATAGGTAGTTTTGTACAAAATCTAATAACAAATCCTAGAGAAGCTTTAAAAGGATTAGCTGGTAAAGGTACTCAATTATGGATGGCAGAAAAACAAAGAGATAAAAGACCTGCCATTTTAGGATTAAAAGCTTTATTAACTGGTGATCCAGTAGGCGAATGGCACCTTGTCGTAGGTAATCCATTTAATCCTATTATGATGATAGGTAATTTAATTTGTACAAGTTCTAAGATTTCATTTTCTGATAAATTAGGAGCTGATGATTTTCCTGATCAAATGACAGTTAGTATAACATTAGAGCATGGTATGGCTAGAGATAAGGGTTCAATAGAAAGTATGTTTAATAGAGGTAATGGTAGATTACATTATTCTTATTTTGGTAAAAATACTGAGTTTTGGAATCAAGCTTCTTCAACAAGAGATAGTAAAATTGATTGTGCTAATTGTAAACAAACAGTTGATGATAATTATACTGGTAAAAAACGTGTAATGTCAGCTGATACAAATAGTAACTATGGTGGTTCGGCTAAAGGTGGTGGAGTTAATGATGCATGGACGATGCCACAAAGTGCTCTATTACAAGGTAAAATGTATAGTTCAAATAAACAAGCTCAAGCTTTGGCAGAAAAAATAGGATTTAAATCCGGTGGAGAATAATTAAAATAAATAAAATATGCAATCTAAAATATTAGCAAGTAAAAAAAATATAAAAAACAAAGGTGAATCTTTTATAGATTTAACAACAAGATCTTTGGATTATAAATCGGATGGTCAAGTTATAGATGCATTTTATGTTGGTGAAGATATGGCTATGAGATTAGATCTTGTTTCTTTTGCAGCATATGGTAATGATGACCATTTTGATATAATAGCTAAATATAATGGTATCTCTAATCCATATTCATTAGATGCAAATGATCTTGTATATATACCAGACTTGGGATTTATGTATGATAGTTTATATGATCCACAAAATAAAAATAATATAGAAGAAGTTAGGAATAAATTTATAGATCCTACAAAAAAGACATCATTAGATCCTAAAAAGATTTTATATGATGAAGAATTAAAACAATTACGTAAAAATATAAATGGTGGTTCATTTTCAAATTATAATTTGCCACCAAATTTTTCTGAACCTGGAGATTCAGAAGCAACATTAACTAAAAATGGAAATTTTATTTTAGGAAATAATATTATTAAAAAATGAGTAGACAATTACCTTCAATAGTTACAAATCCAGCAGGCATGTTACAAAAATTATCAGATGTTGGAAACTGGATAACATCTTTAAGATTAACAGAAAGTGGTGGTAGACAAAATATAGGATTTTCAGGAGTAGATGCGGATTGGGCTGGTAGATTTGCTGCTGCATTTTGGACAAATAACCATAATGGCACTACTGATTTTTCACCATTACCAAGTATACCTCGACAGCCGGCTGGTGCCCCGTATTGTGCTTTATCAGTTACATTAATTTTACGTTTAGCAGCACAATATGCAAATGATTTAACGGAAGATGAAAGAAGTTATTATTTAAAATTAGGAAATGCTGGTTCTGGATTTGCAAGAGATGCTTATAAAAATGGTAGTAAATATTTAAAAAAGGTAGATTCTCCAAGACCAGGTACTATAAATTGTAGAGGCACTACAGGTAGTGGACATGTAAACATAACAATCAATAGTAGTCAAAAACCAGCCATGAATGGTAATGGTAATTGTAAAGAAAATATTGCAGATGGACAAAGAGATGCTTTAGGTGGTGGTATCTGTAAAGGTGGTACTCCACAACTTGTAGAATTTTATCTTATACGTATAGGTGGTAAATTTCCAGATTCTACAGGATTTATTGCTGATAATAGAGTTATAGATTCTACACCAGCAGAAGATAATAGTAATCCGGCAAATAATAGTAACAATAATGATACGCCTTCTAATACAGAATCTAATGATTTAGATTTAAATGCAGCATATGATCGTATAAACGATTTTCTACTTACTGGTAAAGCAATGTCTGATTCCGTAAATGATAAAAAAGATGTTAATGCTGTAGAAAATAAAGATCAAGAAACATCAACAAAAATTTTATTAAACCCAGCTCACGAATTAGATAAAATTATTAATCCTGGTGGTGAAGATGGTTAGTTTTTAATAATTATAAAATAAATATGAATATATCAGAAAAAGGTGTAATGTTAATTAAAGCATTTGAAGGATTTAGAAGTACAGCATATCAAGATACTGGTGGTATATGGACTATTGGATGGGGTCAAACTGGTTTTATAAATGGTAAAAAGATAGAACAGGGTACAACTATAACATGTGATGAGGGTGAACAATTTTTACAAAATCAATTCAGTGCAAGAGGTATTATTTTACAAAAAAAAGCTAATAATTATGGTGTTATATTAACACAAAATCAATTTGACGTTTTTATGAGTAGAATGTATAATTTTGGTGTTAATCATAAATTACATGATACACTTTTACAATTAATAAAAAATAATTCTAGTGCTGATGATATAAAAAATAGTATAATATCAGGTACACACGATAAAGCTGGTAACCTTTTAAGGGGTTTAGTTATAAGAAGAAATGCTGAATACCAATTATGGTCAACTGGACAATTAAATAGTGATGTAATAGATAGATATAATAGTAAAATAAAACAATGTGGTGGTAAACCTATAGCCAGAACAACAGTTGCTTCTAATATAGATGATAGAACAAATAATAATATAGATGGTAATATAGATGGTAATATAAACAGTAATGATGAAAAAAATACTGATGATAATTTAGATTTAAATTCTGCATATGATAGAATAAATGTTTTTTTATTAACTGGTAAATCAATGTCTGATTCGATAATTGAAAAAAAAGATACGAATAGAACAGATTCTTTAAATCAAGAGGTATCAACAAGAACAATTTTAAATCCAACACATAAAATAGATACTATATTTAATCCTGGTATAAAAGAAACATTATAATATGTCATTAAAAATAGAAATAGAAAATAGTTTAATATCAAAAACAGAACAATTTATAAATAGTTTAAATTTATTATATGGTGGTACAACATCTAATGAATTTGGAGTAAATATAAATTATGTTGTAACTGGTAAAAGAAATAAAACTAATGTTGGTTTAAATTTAATAGTACAAGCTTCTACTATAAAAACTAAAGAAATCATTTCAGTTGTAGAGTTTAAATTACCAATAACTAAATATGTTAAAGCTATAACTGTTTCTGAAATAAAAGAAACTCAATTATCAAATTTAAGTTTAGCATTTGATTCTATAAAAAATGATTTTGGATTAAAAATAAAAGAATGGGTATTAAATAATAAAAATACTAATTTAGATTTTAAAAATGGTAATGTTCAATATTATTATAATACTACAATAACAAATAATATAGATGATTTACCATATACGGAATCTAGTGGTTCATCAGGAAGTTCCGGTTCCAGTGGTTCATCAGGAAGTTCCGGTTCCAGTGGTTCATCAGGAAATAATCAACCAGATATACCTGTAAATACGAATGAAGAAGAATTTGATACTTCTGATGATTATATAAATAATAAAAATATTGCTAATGATGTAAATGATAAAAATGTTATTAAAAGTAAAGATAATAATAACATAATTAAAGATTCTGTCAAAAGTGATAATGATAAACAAATAAATGATTCTGGAAAAGAAAAAAATAAGCCGGCTACACTTGGTAAAGGTATTGGTGGATTGGGTGGTAGCCAACCTGTTATTATTATAAATGATTATGTTTTCTCATCTAGAGAAATAATTAGTATGGAAATAACGTCTACAAGTTTTTTACCAACTATATCATTAGTAATATCATTACAGACTGGTATATTTATATCAAGACATTTTCCAAAAGATGGTGATGTTGTTAATATTTTTATAAGAAGTTATAATGATATTTTTAAACCAATAAGAAATGATTATTTAATAACACATGTTGATACTACTGCATCTAAGGATAAAGAAGGTTCTGAAATAACATTATTTATAGATGGTATATTAAATATTAATTATTTATTTGCAGAAAATTGTAAAGCTATTAAAAATAAAACTTCATATGAAGCATTATTAGAAATATCAAAAGATTTAAAATTAGGGTTTGCTTCTAATGAAACAAATACTGATGATAAGATGACATGGATATGTCCATATGATACATATAAAAATTGGATAGATAATATAACAATACATGCATATAAAGATAATAAATCATTTTTTGATTCATGGGTTGATTTATATTATTGTTTTAATTTTATAAATATGAATACAGTTTATTCTGTTAGTGATACAGCCGAAGCAAAGGATGGTATAATGTCATCAACTCAGCAAATAGATCATAATAGGGATGATAACATTACTTCACAAAAAACTGTACACCATTTTTCTAATGCTCCTGCTATGGAAAAAACAAATTATTATTACAATTCATTTGAATTTATAAATAATTCTGGTGAAATAAATATTTTAAATGGATATAAAAGATATGTACATTTTTATGATGTTTCAAGAAGAGAATTATATTCTGGTAAAAAAGAAAAACATGATGTAATTTTTGTCGACCCATACTCATCTGATAAGGTTGAAGAATATAAAAATATGATGAAGGGTAGAACAAATGAAAAATATTATCAAAATACAAATAAAAGAAAATGGCAAGGTATACAATATTCAAATGTAGCAGAACATAATGTACATGCATATTGGAAATATGCTGAATTTATAAATTTTCAAAATTTAGAATTTGTAGATAAAATGTTATTAAAAATAACATTACCTAAACCAAATTATAATGTTTATAGAGGTCAAAGATTACCATTAACATGTATTATCACAAAGGATGTCGAACGAGGTAAAGTTGCTGGTAGTGTAGGTAAAGATGATTATAAATCATTAGGTTTAACTGTTGATAGATTTTTAAGTGCTAATAATTATGTTGTAGTTGGTATAAGATTAATATATTCTCAAATAGATGATAGTAAAAATAATGATGTTACTGGAAAAATAGAACAAGAATTATATTTATCAAGAAGAGAATGGGAAATGCCCACAAGTGAAGGTAATAATGGTGAAAATTATCAATCAAATAGTCTATAAAAAAATTAAATATTTTTAATGAAAAGAAATCCAGATAAACTTATACGAAAATTTTTAGGTATAGGCTCAGATAATATGATGGGACAAGAACCTACGTATTTAGGTTTTGCCATTAAATTTGATTTTGAAAATATTAGGGATAAATCTAATATAAATCGTATAATACCTGGATTATTATTGAATGATGATGATTTAGATAGTTCTATTAATTATTTGAGGAGAATTGGTCAAGAATTGAGGTCTAATTATTTAGTAGAATTTATAAAACAATTAAAAGATATACAGTATAATAAACCTTGGTATTTTCAATCAATATCAGGATTAGAAGAGATATGGAAAAGACCAGATGGTCCAGAAAATACTGTAACATATCATGATTTATCATTAACTGTTGAATGTTTAGAATCTTTAGATTTACAAATGACATTTTTAGCAATGTTATATAAAAAAGCAAAAAGTGATAGTACATGGCAAAGAACATTATTACCATTAGAAAAAAGAAGATTTCATGCTACAATAATAGTTTGCGAAATAAGAAATTTAAATAAAGTTAAAGAAAAAATAGAACAAGCTGATGCATTAGTTAGTGATATTGGAAAGGAAACACCTAGTTCATTTTTAGGAGGTATAGATTCCGTAACAACTACTGCTAGTAAATTTAGTGGCGGATTAATAGGTAATTCTGATTTAGCGCAAACATATGCAGAAAATAAAATGTCAGAACTTGGTGCTGCCGGTGCAGTTGGTGTTAATACCGGAGATACTAGTAGCATGTCTACAGTTGATTGGCAATATTTAGAGGATAAATATGGTAGTAGTAGTAAATTAATGATTGATCCATCAAAAGCTTTTTCTAATTTAGGTGGTGATATATATGATGGTATAACATCGTATGGTGAACCAGATGAAAGTTCGCCTAGTCCAAAATTTAATGCTTTTGAAAAGGGTGGACAAGAAAACTATGCTAGTTTAGATAACAAGTATAATACTTTAGTAGATTTATTAGAGTCTTTAGATGATTACATATCAGTTTTAGTATATGATTTATATAATTGTGAATTTGATTTTAATTCTTTACCTTATACCGAATCTGTATCAGCTTCTACATTCCCAGAAGCTGCAAAATTTAAATTTGATATTAATGTTGGTGATGTATCTATGTTAGGAAAATTTGGGTTTTTTAAATGGATAGTAGCTACTAATATGTCTAAAGCGGCTGCACCACCAGAATTTGTATCTAAAGAACCATTTTATCAACAAGATTATGAAAAAATGTCATCATCATATTCAAGAGATGGATTTTTTAGCATGAATGATAGAAGAATATCAGAAAATAAAGAAGTAAGCTCAGATAGTATGGTTGATGATACATTTACAGCAAAAGCTGCTAGATTTGGAGGTAGATTTGGTAAGAACCAATTAGATAAAATGAGAGGTAAAGTTAATGGTGTAGTTGGTGATATGACCAGAGAATCTATAGATTATCTTAAAAATATAGAAGATTCTTTTAATTCAAAAAGAATGCAAGTTACAAGTAGTATCAAATCTTTGTATGATTCTATAGATCTTTCAAATCCAGAATCTATATTAGATGCATACAGAAAAACAAAAGATGAATTGTATGGTACAACTAATGGCGAATTTGGTAAAGCAGATGAAAATGCTATAGAAAATGCTTTATCTAATTCTGGATTAGGCAATGCTTATGATTTAAATTCTCCTAGTTTAACAACAAAAATGACGGCGGAAAAAGATTTAAATTATAGACTTTTGAGAAAATTTAAAGATTCAGAAACAGGTGAAGATAGATATTCTAAAAATATAGGAGATACCGAAACTAAACCTCAAGATGCACCTAAAGATTTAAAATTTGGTAAATTGCGAATAAATGAAAATGGAATAGGTGTACCAAATGTAGGTTTAGATGCACCTATTATTATGACAAATATAAATGATATAGATTTTGATAGTAGTGGCCATTTAACGGATGTACAACCAGCAAATATCGGTTTAAATGGTATTATGCCTAATAATTTTATAAATAATATTACATTAGAAGGTGTAGAACCATCTACTAATATAACACCTGATACATTAGAAGGTGTAGAACCATCTACTAATATAACACCTGATCCATTAGAAGGTGCTCAACCAATAGTTGGTATAACACCTGATCCATTAGAAGGTGCTCAACCAATGGTTGGTATAACACCAGATCCATTAGAAGGTGCTCAACCAATGGTTGGTATAACACCTGATCCATTAGAAGGTGCTCAACCAATGAAAGGTCCTCATCCGATAATTTTAGAAGGTACACCACCTTTAAAGGATATAACACCAGATCCATTAGAAGGTGCTCAACCAATGAAAGGTCCTCATCCGATAATTTTAGAAGGTACACCACCTTTAAAGGATATAACACCAGATCCATTAGAAGGTGCTCAACCAATGAAAGGTCCTCATCCGATAATTTTAGAAGGTACACCACCTTTAAAGGATATAACACCAGATCCATTAGAAGGTGCTCAACCAATGGTTGGTATAACACCAGATCCATTAGAAGGTGCTCAACCAATGGTTGGTATAACACCAGATCCATTAGAAGGCGCTAAACCATCTACTAATATAACTCAGAATCCATTAGAGGGTGCGAAACCTGATAATAAAATAACACCAATAAAAATAGAAGGTGTACAACCCAATTCTAAGATAACACCAATAAAAATAGAAGGTGTACAACCCAATTCTAAGATAACACCAATAAAAATAGAAGGCGCGAAAACTGATAATAAAATAACTAAAATAGAATTAATTGGTGTTGATAAAAATGATTCTAAAAATATTGGTAAAGTTGATATGGAAATAAAAGAAAATGGTTCCACAATAACTCCAATTAAACTAGAAGGTGTTTCTAGTGATTCTGTTAATAGTATTGGTAAAATGGATTTTGATTTATTAAAAAATGATTCAAAAATAGAAAAAATAGATTTAATTGCGCCAAATGTTATTGAAGATATAACACCAATTAAATTAGAAGGTTCTAAACCGGAAACAAAAATAACTCCAATAGAATTAACAGTAAGTAAAGCATTAGGTAGTTCGGATATAACTGATATTAAATTGGAAGGTTCTGAATCGAACACTAAAATAACAAAAATAACTTTAGAATCACCACCAGTAAAAACAGAAATAACACCTATAAAATTTGAAAATGTTGATATTAAAACAGAGATTACCCCTATAGAATTAAGTGGTGTAGAACCAACCATATCTATAACAAATATGAAATTAGAAGGTCAAAAAAGTAACACAAAAATAACAAGTTTTGAATTAACTGGTACTTCTCCAAAGGATTCATCAACACTTGGCAATATTAATTTTGAGAATAAAAGTACAAAAACTCAAATAAGTAAAAATGAACTAACTGGCTCTACGCCAAACACTAAAATAATACAATCTAAACTTGTTGGTTCAAATAGTAATTCTAAAATAACTCAAATATCATTTGATTCTGCTGGTAAAAAAGGTGCGGATGAAATTAGTGCATTTAAATTAGAAGGTAAAAAATCTAATACTTCTATATCAGAATTAACATTTAATGATATTAAAAAGAATGATAAAAAATTAGATAATATAAATTTAGTTGGGGCAGATAAGAAAACTACAATAGGAGAAATAAAATTGGAAGGTTTTAAACCTGAAACAAAAATAACTCAAATATCATTCAATAGTAATGTTTCTAATAATTCTATTAATAATACAGAATTAAAAGGTTCTATACCATTGACAGGAAAAGATATAAATACTATAGAATTAACTGGTATAATTAAAAATGAAACTATAAGTACACATAAAGTTTTTGATAATAAACCTAATTCTAATATAACCATATCAAATAATAATATTTTAGAAAATAATAAAGTTAAAAATGATAAAAATATTACACAAGATCCATTAGAAGGTATTACTACTAAACAGACAACACCTAATAGTATAAACGATAAAAAAGTTGATATTTATAAAAATATAAGTACAGAAAATATTGGTTATACAGAAACACCACATTTAACTGATATAGCGAATAAAAATATATATGACTCGAATATACAAGTAACTTCTTCTAAAATAATACAAGATCCATTAGAGGGTGCTAAACCATCTACTAATATAACTCAGAATCCATTAGAGGGTGCTAAACCATCTACTAATATAACTCAGAATCCATTAGAGGGTGCTAAACCATCTACTAATATAACTCAGAATCCATTAGAGGGAGCTAAACCATCCACTAATATAACTCAAGATCCATTAGATGGTGCTAAACCCAATAGTAAAATATCACAGGATTATTAAAAATGTATAAATTATTACAAACAGAAAAAAATAATCATAAAAATAAATTTCAAGAAGAATTAATAGGTACAGAATGGTTAGGTATAATTGTTAATACTTCTGATGAATTATTTATGGGTAGATGTAAAGTCAGAGTTTTTGAAAAATTTGATGAAATAACAGATGAAGATTTACCATGGGCATTTCCATCATACAGCTCAGTATTTTCTAAAACTGGTGATGATGGTGGATCTGGGTCATTTTCTTATCCAAAGGTTGGTACACTTGTTCGTGTTATATTTCAAAATGGAGATTATTATTCACCAGAATATAAAGTTATTCAAAATTTGAATAAAAAAATGCAAGGTGAAATAAAAGAAAGTTATGTTAATTGCCAAGTTGTAACGTATGATGAAGACGAAGATATGAAAATAATATACACACAGAATGGTGGTTTATTGATTTGGCATAAATCTTCATTTATGCGAATTGATAAAGATAAACATATAACTATTAATCATGTTGGAGGACCATCCGTACAAACATTTATTGATGGTCATATAAAAATAACAAGTACAACTGATATAATAGAAGAAAGTCCAATGATACATTTAGATTCACCAGATACCAGATTAGGTCCAGGGGGATTTATGTCGGCTACTAGATGTGAACCACTTTTTTCACTTTTAAATGGATTAGCAGCCATGATTGATGCCAAAGTACCAACAACACCTGGTGCTGCAACATCATTAGTAAATTCATTTATGCAACCAACTTGCAGTACCACAGTAGATATTGCATTATAATATTTTAAAAAAGAATATATAAAAAAACAATTTTTCAATTTTTTAGTAGGATAATAAATGAGTAATATGAATATCCGAGATGTTTTGGATAAAATTAATTTTGATGAATACCAATTTGATACTACAATAATGGATGGATGGTATAATTATGGATTCGTTAAAAAGGATGTTTTTAATGGTGATTTATTTAAAGTAAATAATATAACCGAATGTAAAGATGGTAGATTTAATGTTATTGGTGAAAATGGTGTAACAGTACCATGTATTTTAAAAAAAGAAAAAAGATTTTTTAATTTAAATGATATTGTTTTTTCAGATTATGAACAATTAGAATTATGGATAAATAGTGATGAAGGTAAAAAATGGTTTACTGAAAATGATGTTTATGTATCCGTTTCTGTTGATACAACTAATATTCTTGGTTCTTTATCTGATGCTTATTTTGATGGTAAAAGGTTTGATTTTATTAATCAAAAGGATACCGATAAGATTTATTATGCAAAAATTAAAGAAAAAAATAACGGTGGTTTCTTGGTTGATATTGGTGGAGTTGATGCATTTTTACCTGGTAGTTTAGCCGCTGCAAATATTGTTACAAATTTTGATGAACTTATAGGCAAAGAAATACCAGTTATGTTTGAAGATTATCTAAAAGAAGGTGATACATTTATTGTGTCTAATAAAAAATATATTAAACATATATTACCTGAAAAAATTAAAGAGTTAGATTTAAATAGAGAATATTCTGGTAAAATTACAGGTTATGCAAAATTTGGTATTTTCTTAGAATTTAATGATATTTTAACAGGACTTTTACATACCAGTGAAATGATAGAAGATACATTATCTAAATTTAAAAATAATGAATTTAGAAGTGGTGATTATATAACATTTTATATTAAAGAAATATCAAAAGGCGATAGGATTATATTAACAGAGAAAAATAATATAGAACATGTTAGTATAAAAGATTTTGCAAATGATTGTGAAGGAACTGTGCAAAATGGATGTATAAGTGCAATTAAACAAGTTGGTACTTTTGTTAGATTTACATATAAAGAAAATTCTTTTACTGGAATGATACATAAAAATAATATAAATGTAGCAACTGAATTTAACATTGGCGATAATATGGATTTTTACATATCAAAAGTAGATTGTGAAACTAATAAAATATTTTTAAAATTACCATTTAAAAAAACAGAATAATTTTTTAAAAGACTTAAAAAAGCCCTACCAATAAAGTAGGGCTTTTTTATTTAATATATAGAAAAAGTAAAACAATCAAATTATATAAAATGAAACATACCAAAGAAGAAATACTAGAATCATTCACCATTGGTTATGAATTCGAATTCATGTCTAAATTGTCAAAAAAAGATATAGTAAAATCAATAGCTAAAGCATGTGGTGTTAAAGTTATTATACCAGAAGAAGTTTCGGGATTTAATCAAGTAAAGGTTAAAGCCCACAGTGACTTTAAGCCAACTGAAACTGAATGGAAATTGGAACCGGACCATAGCGGAGATACGAAAGAATCAGAAATGCACGAATTAGTAACTGGACCATTACCATACAAAGTTGCAAGAATGCAATTGATTAAAATTAATAATTGGATAAAAGAAAACGGATTTACTACAGAAAAAACAGGGTTACATTTAAATTTTGGTTATAAAAATATGAAACTTTTATCCAAAAATACTATTTTAACTATGAATCCTTTAAAACTTTGTTTAATATTTGATGAAAATTACGTTTTAAAATCATTTAGTAATAGAAAACATAATGTGTATGCGAAAAGTATAAAACAAATTTATCCAGCTAATAAGTTTTATTCGAATGATAATATGCAATCAATAAATTCTGGAGAATTTTTGATTCCTAGTACAAAATATTATCTAATAAATTTTTTAAAACAATCCAAAAATTATTTAGAATTAAGATGTTTAGGTGGTAAAGATTATGAAAGAAAAACAACGGCAATACTAGATGTTATGGATTATACATGTCTTACGATACATGAGGCTGTTGAAAATCCAAATTTTACACAAGAAGATCAAGCTAAATTATCAGAAATAGTAAAAAAGCATAAAAAAATTGTACATTCTTTATCAAATTTTAAAAGGTTTATAATATCATATCCAAAGATTTCAATGATGGTAGATTTAGATGGTAGAGAAGGTGTGATAGAAACATTTTATATGTCATATTTAAGAGATAAAATGTATGATCTTATTATTAAAGGTAAAATGAAAGAAGGTATGGTTAATTATGATAGAGAAACTGGTAAATTACAAATAAGAGATTCCATATTATCAAATTGTGATGATTTAACAGGATTCGAATTTGTAAATTGTAGAATTGATGGAATAGTATATAACTGTACATTCTATAATTGTACAATAGAAGATAGTCAATTAAATGATTCTAAACTTATATCAACTAATATAGTTAAACGATCTAAAATTAATAAAACACCAATAGGTATTGGTAATGAAATAGAAGAGTGTTATATTGATTGTAAAAGTATGCAAATTTCCGGAGAATTAACACGCTGTATCATTAGAAATGGAGATGTTAGTCATCTTGCAAAATTAATAGACTGTACTACAGTCAAAGAAGATTAGATATTATTAAAAAAAAATCACCAAATAAATGATTAGAAACTTAAATGATATAATAGATAATGTAAATACATTTGGTCAAATAGCATCAGATTTTATAGCAAAAGTAATAGGTTCTTGGAAATTTATAATAGGACAAACTTGTTTTTTTACTATATGGATTTTGTACAATTTATTTTCTACACATAATCATTTTGATCCTTATCCATTTATTTTAATGAATCTAGTTTTAAGTTTCGAAGCTGCATTTTTAGGTCCAATAATTATGATGTCACAGAATAGAGAAGAAGAAAAAGATAGAATAAAAGCCGAGCACAATTATTTAATAAATAGTAAAACAGAGCATGATACTGAAATAATAATACAACAATTAAGAGAACAAAACGATCTTTTAATGGAAATTTTTAAAAATAAAAAATAAAAATGACAGAATTAGATTTTATAACAAACATACAAGATGAAATAACTGTTAGTGGACAGTTACCTGCAATGTTAGAAGAGAGAGAAATACAACGGATAATAAAACAGCAAAGTAATTGGGCATATATGAATTATGCATCAGCAGTAGAATCTCAATATTTTGTTATAAAAAGGGAGAATTTTAGTGGTCCAGAATTTAGTGCTCAAAGATCATTACAATTACCAGATTGTATAGTTTCTGTATATGGATTAAAAGAAATTTCTGGTGCTGGTGCCATGGGTAATGTAAATAAAGATTTTTCAATAGATCGTTTAATGGCATCAGAGATGTTTTTAACATCGTTTACCGGTGATGATTTAGTTATGCGAACTGCACAAATGTCATTTTTTGATCTTAGTAAAGCTTATTTTTTAAATACAATAGCATATGATTTCAATGCTAATACAAAAAAATTAAGATTAATAGGTCATAATCCCAAAAGTGATGTTTGTTTAGAAACATATGTAAAAATACCAATTGATAGATTATTCGATGATTATTATTTTTTAAGATTATGCACAGCACATGCTAAATTGTCATATGCAAGATTATTAGGTACATATGGTTTACAGTTACCTGGTGGAGTACAAATTGATTTTTCTTCTATAAGAAGTGAAGGTGAAGCAGAAATTGATAAAATAAAAGAGCAAATAGATTCAGAAACCACAACGGATTGGTTCATGATTTGGCACGTTTTGGCTTGGTTTATATTATTACCAATAGCATTTTTATGAGAATGTACCAGATTTATTTTTAATCTTTAATATATACGTTAGAAATATTTTATAAACAAATTTAAAAATTACTATATGTATAAAGATCTATTAGATATATCAGTTGAAAAATATAAATTAACGCCAAAAGGTAGAGGTTCATCCCAAATACTTAGACTATTAAATTTGGGTACTAATAAATTAAAGGATTTATTATAGAAAAATGTGATATATCATCAAAAATAGGTAAAATATGGTATAATACTCAAGATGGTAAAAAACATAGGTATTATCCTGATATTTATTTAATAGAAGAACATAAAATAATAGAAGTTAAATCTGATTATACCGCATCTAATAATATAGAAATTAACGAATTAAAAAGGCAAGCTTGTTTAGATAAGGGCTTAAATTTTGAATATAAAATATACTAACTATGCTAAGAGAAATATATTTACGTGATATAACTGATCCAAAATATAAACCATACATTATGGAAACTTCTAATCCAATAGAAGTTCTACTTAATAAGATTAGAATGATATTGTATACTAATCGTGGTGAAGTTATGGGTGAACCTGATATGGGTATGGATTTGGAGGATTATTTATTTCAATTTAATATCAATGAATCAGAAATAAAAAATAGATTCAACTCTCAGGTGGCTTTATATATACCTGAGAGTAATGAATTTAAAATCAGTATGGATGTTAATGTAGAATCGGATGGTTCTCAAAATATAGTTTATTTATACATCAATATAGATGGTATTCGTTATATGGGATTACAAATTTAAGATCTATAAAATTTTAATTGTGGTAAAATATGAGTCTTTAGCATATCCATTGTATATTGTGTACCATAAGTTTTTGATAATGAATGTGGTGTTAAACTTCCCTTAGTGAATAAATTATTATCTTCACCAACTTTTATAAAACCTTGATATTTTTTATATAATTTAGGAGGCATTTTTTCTGCTAAATGTTCACTCATAGCATCTGATAACCTTTTACGATCATTTAAATTGGATAATCTATTTATACGTTGTGTATAATTAATATATTCTAAATCTTTTTCAAAATAATTATTCAATTCTTTTTTAGTTTTTGCATCAAAAATTTCATCAAATATAAATTGTAATATTTCTATATTATTTGAATAATCTTTATCAACCTTTTTAATTTTTTCTATATTCTCTCTCTTATTTGATGATAGAATTTGAGATATTGATGATTGTAATAATCCTATAATTATACCTTGTTTTAATGCAAGCATAAAAGATTGTATATTTGTATATTTTTTAATATCATTATCTATATTTCCATTTTTACCTGATGTATCAAAAATATCTGAAAGATCCTTTTTTCTTTTCATATTTTCGCCATATGATTTACCAGCGGCAGCTCTATATTCAGCTTTATCTTCATCTGACCAATTATTTCCGAACCCACCAGTGTAATTATCATCATTGCCAATATTATTTTTTGGCATTTTACCATCTATATCACTACCTTTACCTTTTTCATATGCATCTATAACGGCTGACATTTTCTTACCAGCATTTGGATCATTAGGATTCCTATCTGGGTGGACTTCCATAGATTTTTTACGGAATGCTGATTTTATTTTTGGATCTTTTCCAATATCGGATACATTTTTAATATGTGATACATCATTTTTAGTTAAACCTAATAATTCAAACCATTCTGCTTCATTTAAAGATTCATTTGTTTTTTCATGAGAATCTATTTTTGATGCTAATTTGTATATTTTTTCTATTTGTTTTTTATTAAACCTACTTTCAATATATTTTAAATGTTCAGGATCTTTATTGCCATTTAATACAGCTGTTACTGAATCTAAAACACCTTTATCAGATGCTATAATTCTTATAAAATCATCTTGTTCTTTTGGTGTAAATTCTGAATCTAAAAGTTTTTGATATTTTTTTAATTTTTCTTCAATTTCAGGTTGAACTTTATCTAATTGTTTGTTATGATACCACATTATTAGATATATTAATGATATAGTTATACCTAAACCAGTGGCAATTTTAGTCAATGGATTTAAAAGTCCCAACTTAGTCTCTCCAAGTTTTTTACCAAATATTAAATCCCTAACTTTTTTTATATTAGGACCCATATTATTTAATAATATAAATGCATCATGTTTAAATGCCTCATTTATAAATATATCATATTCTTTAATGTATTTCATGTATTATTTATAATATTTTATTAAATTATTAAGATATTGTTGTTCTTCTTCTGTAAAAATAGTTTTTAATTTATTATTAATGGCTTTTATTTTTTTAACATCTTTACTTTCGGCAGCTTCTTTTATCTTTTTTTGCAAATCTTCATCATTATAAAATTTATTAATTATAGATTCTATTATATAATCCTGATTTGTTTTTTCATACATTGCTTTTTTGCCAGATTTATTTACACATTCTTCTACAAATTTCGGATTCATAGTACTTATTAAATATAAACCAAATAATAATCCTATACTTACTAGACCAACTATTGATAATATAGTAATAATATATCCCAATATTTTTTGTATACTTTTAAGAGATTTAAAAGTTGTTGATATCTTAGATTTCCATAATTCAATTTTATTTGCTATTAAACCTTCATTTATAAATTCATCATATTCTATTAAATGGTTCATCATATATCTTTTATTTTTTCTAATTTATTTACAAAATCATTATCATCATGTAATAACATCATCATTTTTTTTGAATTTTCTGGAGGTAAAGCCTTTTTAATCTCATTTTCAATTTTTTTATTGTATTCTCTGGTTAGTTCATTTAAATCATCATTTGTGTATATATCATCATCCCAACTCATATTTTCATATTTTTTATTGTACTCGGCCATTATAAAAAATAATTTTGATTTTTTTAAGATCTCTATATCATTTCTAAATTCATTTATATCTGAATAATATTTTAATATTGTTTTTTTCATGAAAAAAACAGGTAAATATGTTAATGCTAGAAAAAATAAAATTAAAGATCCCATTAATATAAATGATTTTATATATTGTAACTGTACATCTTTAATGAATTTTTTAAAGATATCATTCCTTTGCTTATCAAAATCTTTATACTCGTCAAATTCTATTAAATAATTCATATTTTATTGTTATTTTAAAAATTAAATATATATATTCTATAAATTAATATTATATAATGAAAAAATTATTTTCTAAAAGTAGAATACAATTAGATGAGCAATTGCAAGATATTGCTGATTTTACAAGAGAAGTTTTTAAGCAAGCAAATAGTGTCTTTTCACCAGCATCTGCTTGGGGTCAAATAATTTCTATTATAGCTAAACATAGTCAATTAATACTTTTTTATTTAGAAGATTCTATTTCTGAATTAAACATATATTCGGCTAGTAGACCTCAGAGTATTAGAGGTTTATCTAGATTAGCCGGTCATGACCCAATGCGTTCTGTAGCAGCAACCGGTGAATTTTTTTTATCATATACTGGTAATAATCCAAACATATATGGTGATTATGTTATTATACCAAATTATACAAAAATTTCATGTAAAGATAATCAATTAACATATTTACTTGTTCTTGGTAAAGATGAGATAAAATATAATATATTTGAAGAACGTGGTAGAATATTTTGTAGATGTATACAGGGTGTTATAGAGCAACAGTCATTTACCGGCTCTGGTGCAAGTATGCAATCATTCGAAGCTAATATATCAGGTGGTCAGAGAATAGATAATTACTTTGTAAATGTATTTGTTAATGGTGAAAAATGGAAAAAATACGATTCGTTATATGATATACCAAAAGGTTATAAAGGCTATTTAATTAAAACTGGTATAACTAGTGGTATAGATATTTATTTTGGAAACGATTATTTTGGTGCTATACCACCATTAGGTAGTACAATAATAGTTGAATATTTAATTACAGCAGGGGAAAATGGTAATATAAATGGTACGGATGGTTTAACTTTTGAATTTAGTTCTGATGGTTATGATGTACAAGGTAATGAAGTCGATTTAAATCAAGTATTTAATGTTGGAATATCAAATCCTATAACGTTTGGTTCAGATACAGAACCTATACAATTAACTAGGATGTTAGCCCCATTGACTAGTAGGTCATTTGTTTTAGCAAATACTACAAATTATGAAACCTTTTTTGAAAAAATGCAATTTTTTTCATACATAAGTGCATATACAGAATATAATGAATTAAATTGGTTTATAGATAATATAATTTATCTTATGTTAGTACCAGATATTCAAAAAAGATTAAGGTCTGGTGAAAATTATTTTACAGTACCAATAGATTTTTTTACATTAACTAGATTAGAAAAATTTAAAATACAAAGATTATTAGAAGAGAGTGGTCAAAAAATTGTAAATTCTGTTGTTAGGTTTGTTGATCCACAATTTAAAAGATATACTATAAATATATATCTTTATATATGGGAGGGTACAGATAAAGATTCTATGCGAAAAGATATAATTGATAAAATATCATCATATTTGATTAATTTTAAAAGAAAAGATTATTTACCAAAATCTGATCTGATATCTATAATGGAAAATATAACTGGTATAGATTCTGTTAATATGTATTTTGTATCAGAAAATATAGAACAAGAATTAAAAATATTAACAGATTTAAATACTATTAATAATAGTACAATTATAGATAATGATTCAAAGAAAGTTTTAATAGAAAAATATAAAACGCCAACATATGATACTACAGAAAAAAGGTTAGCTTTAGTTTTAGAAAATGATACAGTCAATCTATTTTTACAAAAACATTTAGATCAAAATGGTGATATAGTATTAAATAAAAATGAAAGACCATTGGTAAGAGGTGGGTGGTCAGATAGAAATGGTGTATACTATTCAGATTTAATTGATAAAAACAAACTATGTGCAATTAATATTAATATTATTAAAGAAAATGTTAGAGATACTAATTCTCAATCCCAAAAATATAATATAAATAAAATAAAAAATGATTAATAATGAAATATATTTCAGATTTTAATATTTTATTAAATGAAGATTACACAGAATCTATATCAAAAAATGATTTTATAAAAATATTAAATGATAATTGTAAAAATTATAGTATTAAAAATACACAATTATTTAGAGGCGTTAGTGATTTAAGTTCCAAGGATAATTATTATAGATTTGTAGATACTAGTAAAGTTAATAGATATGAAAATGATAATTTTATAAGTGGTGGTATACAATATTCCAGAATATTGTTTGATAATATATTAGAATCGTGGAATAAATATCCTAAAAGAATAAATTCAGTAATAACATCAACATCTATAAATCATGCCAATATGTATAGTAAAAAATTTTTAGGGTTATTTGGTAAAAATGCATTTAATGTTATACCATTCGACAATACAATATTAGGTATTACAAGTAATAATGATTTTTATTATTCCTTTAATAAAGGATTTGGTGTTAAAAACGAAGGTTTATATAATTTAGAATTTTTTTGTGCAGATTTACAATCAATATTACCTAAACAGACAAAAAATTACAAAGAATTATTAGAAATTTTAAAAACAATTACAATTGATGAAAACTATTATAATTTTAAATCAAAATTAAAAAACAATAATTATGATAAAACATTTTTAAAACTTTTATATAATTTTATTGATATTAGAGATAAAAATAAAAATTATACACTAATAGATTATTTCAATAAAATATTGGATCCTAATTATAATGAATTTTTTTTATTAAAATATACAAAAAATATTAATATAAAAGATAGTGAAGAATCTCCAGGACATGGTAGAGAAGTTTATTTTAGTGGAAAATGTTTATTTGTAAATCCGGATATATTATATAAAATAATTTAATAATAATGAACATTTAAAAGAATATGATGAATATGATGAATTTATAAATGAAGGATTGTCAGTTTTAAGTATTTTGAATTGGGCAAATAGTAATAAAGAATTAAAAATGTATATAAAATCTGGACATTATAATGATATGTTCATAGAACAATTAGTGAATAAAAATTTTCACAGAGAACCAGAATCTGTTCGTAGTAAATTAATAAGTGCTATGTCCAAACCGGAATTTTCAGATTTTTATAAAAAATATATTGATTATGATGCTAATGTTAAAGGTATTATAGCTAGAAATATGACCAAAGAATTTTTTGGTATAGAAAAAAATATACTTAAATGAAAAATAAAGGATTTTGGTATGGCGTAAAGCATAGAAATGATAAAATATTGCATGTTGGATATGATTATCATAATGGTAATTTATTAAGAAGAAGTTTATCTAATGTTTTATATTTAGATGAAAAACGCGGAGCTATATTAGATTATATGTCGGAACATTTCGAAGCATTGGTTGACATGATAAAACATGTTAAAAAAACATTCAACTTCACCTTAGATAAAGATTATATTGATTTTAATTAAATAAATTTTATAAAAATACATGTCATTAAGCCATCTTAAATTTTTCGACTCTAAAGGAAACAATATTACTCCAGAAATAGATAATGGAGTTTTTAGATTTAATATCTTTTTTAATCAAGTTTCTACAGGATTATTCGAATCTGAACACTTATTTATATTGGAAGAGGTGTTGCACGAAAAAGAAGGTTTAAATTTAAATAGTCTTAAAAAAGGTGCATATACACCTTTATTAATACGTATCATGCGCTATATTAGGGATTGGGGTGGACCTATAAGAAAGGAAAAATTGAATATTTTCTTCCCAACTCTTTCTATTGAAAATGATTATGTTGGTAATTTTATTAATAAGAATAATAATCTAATATCATCCATTTTTGATGGTGATTATATAACTTATGTTTTGACATCTAAGGGTGAAACGTATCTAAATGATTATGATACAAAAGAACAAATAACATGGTTAGATAATGACAGAAAAATAGTTGAATTAACTAGACCTCGCTCTAATTATGATATAAATAATAATGAAGACACTTATTTATTTTTTAGATGGAGAATACCAGAAAAAAATGATAAGAATATTTTCATATATTATATTGACAATTCTGATACACAATTATATTACGAAGGTGATAAATCATTCTCTTTAGATTCTGGTAAAAAATTACCGGCAATAGTACCTGTTTATAGTAGCGATATTGAGCCTGATAATTATACAAATCCTGATTGGCAGAGATGGTTTCAGCCTTATAAATTTGATGATGGTACTGGTGATTCGTTTTTAGATAGAAATGATGATAATACTGAAAATCATTTTAGTCACCGTGTAATATCAAGTGATAGAAAATTAAACCAAAAACCATTCCAATTAAATTTCGCATTAAATTCTGATGTAGAAGGCGTATTTATGCGAGTATTAGATTTATTTATAGTTAGAACTGTTAATAATCCTAATACTGGTAAATTAGTATCAACTGTTAATAAATTTGCAGAAATAGTTTTACATGGAGAAGTTGTTGGAGAAGATGAGCGTTTTAAATTATTATTAGAAAATTTTGGCAGAAATATAGATGAAAACGATTCATATATTTTTAGAGATACTGATACAGATGAACATTTGCCAGATTATATAAAAATAAACGAAAAAAGAAAAGAGTTATTATTAGTAGGTGAAGATATCTATAATTATATTGGTAGTTACAAAGCATTTGTAAATGCAATGAAATTTTTTGGATATCAAGATTTAAGATTAAAAGAATATTTTGTAAATACTCAACTATCAAATCCTGCACAAAAAGAAATATATTACTCTGCTGTAGAGATACCTTTAGATTTACAAGTAAATTTTGATTTTTCTCAAAATAAAGATTTTAATCAACTAATATTTGGTAGTCTTATAGATAATAAAATATATCAGAAAACATCAAGATTTGGATTATTTTATGATATAAATAAAGTCACTGATGATGTAGATGATTATGGGTTTCCTATAGTTATTGATGAATTTGCATTTACAAACGAAGAAATATTAATAAAATTATATGGTTTAAAAAAAGTTTTGCAAAAATATTTTTTGCCACACCATGCCAGAATTATAGATATAACTGGAGAAGGAATTTATTTTGCTAAATTTAAAATGAATACCTGGATAGACGAAAATCCTATAATTTCATTAAAATATGATACTAATCCAGATTTTATAGCAGAACCATTAGTTGGTGAAATAAAACATTTAGATAATTTATTAAATATTTTCAGGTTAACAATAGAAGAAATAAATGATGTATCTATATTAAATGAAGATGAATTAGTATCTAATGTTATAAATAAGTCATTATCAGATTTTATAAAATCTAATACTTCTACATTTGAATTTGATGAGGAAGTTAGTTTAGAAGTTATTAAACGTTTTTATCCAGATTATTGGTCATTAAAAAAGGCAGTATTCAATCATTTAAAAAATTCTAGATGTCCAATAAATCATACAAATTATTCAGAAGATAATTTTACTCCAATTTATATAGAAAAACAATATAATTATCAACCAACTGGTACTTATGGACCTACCGGTACATATAATGAAGTTGTAACTATAAAAAATGAACAAGATAATATTTTATACCAAGCATTTGAACATTCTATAAAAATGTTAGGTCAACCAGTTCTAATAAAAACATTACCATTTAATATTAAATGGGATGATATGTCTATACGCTATGACTATTTAGAAAATGAATTGGGACCGGTTGATATTGGTGAAGAATTATTAAATCAATTATCTCAAGAAGAAATAGATCGTTTCGATTGGTTCCATATACCTATTGATGATAGAATTATATTACGTAGATTATTATGGAGTGGCAGTAGATTATTTACCTGGGATAATATAGGATATTTTGGTACACAATGGATGCAATGGTATATTAAACATGAATCAAGTAATTATTGTTATAAGGAAGAAGGTCTAGTATCTAAAGCTAAAGAAATATTAGTATTTTTACCTCATACTGGAAAATATGATGTAACCTTAACAATGAGAGATTATAATAATTTTCCAAGAATTAGAACCAAGAAGAAATATATTGAAGTAGTAAAAAAAGCTCCAGATTTTGTAGCAATTGGTAGATATGTTAATAAAGGTAATTATTGGATGGATTATAATGAAACTAATTGGGATAACTTTACAGGTATTTGGGATTATAATAGTTATTGCCAAAAAGAAACTACATGGGATGATTCTACTATAATATGGGATGATACAAATTATTCTACATATCAAAGCCAATTTTTCACAAAAGAATTATTTGAATCGGATATTATAGATTATGATACAAATGATTATACTATTAAAATTAGAGGTTTAGATTTTATAAATAATTATGATAAATACTCTACTCAAAAATGGAGAAATGTTTTAGTAACTGAACGTTATCCAGAAGACATACCAACGCAAAGAAATGTTGGTATTCAAAGTATTACTAATAAGACTATTACACTCAATGGTGTTTACGATATACTCATTGGTGAGAAGATTAATCTATACAAGCACTATATTACAAATCAAATGGTAGTATCTTCGAATAGTGTAGATGTATTAACCCAACATGCAGATGCATTTAATATTAAAAAAACATTTAATTTATTACATGGATCAACATTAGATTATGAAGAATATATTATAGATGATGTATTTATAGATTATACTAAAAATTTAATAAATTTAAAAGTTGAAGATGATGGTTCATTACTAGATATACCTCATACCAAAATAGAATTTAGAGATGATGATAATTTATTCAGAATATTAACATCAATTAAAGATTATAATTCTAATACTACTACTATAACTGTAGCTGATCCTAATGGATATTTAAATAATATAATAAAAAATGGTTTAAATTTATATAAAGCAGAATGGGGCATATTTTCTGGTAGATATGTATTTGATATTATAGAAGTTATACAAGATTCGCACGATACTCTTGTTAGAGTAAAACCTAATAATAATATATGTAATATAAATACATCATTTAAAGTCAAATGGGCATTAGATTATGATTTTGATTATGCAGAACGTTATGGCAGTTCTACAAATTATTATTGGGATAATTATGATATAAAATTTGATGATATGTCAAACCAATCATGGGATATGTTAGAATATCATAATACATCTATAACTGGATTTAAAATACAAAAAATAACAAGAAATGGATGGATCAAATTTAATGATGAATTATTTGAATTTGATATACCATCAATAGTACCATTGGATTCTATGTGGAATTACTTGTGTTCATTATTATCTAATAGCGAACAGAAATATGTTAAAGATTTTTATTATAATGTTATAGATAATATGTACATACAAGCCACATCAAAATTGTGTGGTATAGATAGTTATATACCCATAACATCTTCTGGTAATATACAAACTCAAAATAATACTTATCCAAAGGCAAATTTTGAATATTGGAAAAATAAATTTTATAATGGATATAATAATCCGGCAAAATGGAATTATTTGAATCAAGGTGATGATAAAATGTGGCAATTAACTGGCGCATTTAATCTTACAGATTCATTTATAACATCTAAAGATATGATTTTACCAATAGCTACAACCCTATTTGTTATTTTTAGTGATCCAGATTCTATTTCTATTGGCAATAAATATTCCTGGGAATTATGGGAAGATAATACTAATAAATTATTATTAAGATCAGATTATAGATATTTTGTATGGAATTTTGTTGATACCGGGAATTATTCTGTAAAATTAACATTCACAGATGACAATTCCAATACAAGAATATATAAGAAAAGCGGTTGGATAAAAATAGTATAGACTATTATGAATGATTCTGTATACCTTATAACATATATCGTTAATAATATTGTTGGTGAAAATGTTATACATGTACCATATAATATTTTAGCAGAGGAAAAAATAAATGATATTGATTTAACAAAGGAATATAATTATGATGATGAATTAAAAAATATATGCAATGAGATACTTAATAATAGTTTTTCCGAATATGAATGTATGATATTAAAAATAAAAAGAATATTTTAAAAATATTTTAAACATTAAATACGTTAACACGTATAATTTTTCTCTACTTATTATATAAAATGATATGAAATTAAATGATATAAAAATTTCCGATTTTTCTACAGATATATTTAAATTAGCTTTTTTAAGTAAAAGTTATAAATTACTTCCTAATATGGAAGGCTTTATTAAGAATAAAAATGAAATGACTTTATTTAAAAGAGATAATATGTATTATTATCATGAGCGTTATAAAAAAATTAAATTATTTCAATTAACACCTACAGAATATGATGAATATAGCAAAGAATTGAAAACTAAAAATTTAAAATTTACAAAAACAAAAAGTATATCAACTATTCTAGAATTAAATAGTGATTTTTTCCAATTGAATGGTAAAAAACATGAAAAGATTAGAAGATATAAAAACATGTATTCTAAAAAAATACCATTCAAAGTACAAACAGAAGCAAATAGTATATCAGAGATAAAAGAGTTTATAAACAAATGGAAAGAAATTAGAAAAGATTCACATTTTCAATTTACTACAGGATATGATTTCAAATTCTTTGATGATACATATAACACATATAAAGATAATTTTATATCATTATATTTTTATCATGAAGATAAAATGGTTGGATTTACAGTATTAGAAAAAGTAAATGATAGCTTATACAATCTTTTATTTAGAAAAACTGATACTACTTATATAAACTCTTGTTTGTATGTTGATTATTATTCTTTTGATTATATTTATCAAAATAACAATAATAAAGATTTTTTTGTAAACTTGGGTGGCGATGTTTCTGATAAAAATTTAAGATATTATAAAACTAATTCTTTTAATGTAAATTATTTAGAATTACCAATGATAGATTTGAAAATATTTAATGAAAATGTAGAAGAAAAACTTATTGAAGATGATAAAATATCATCTAATGTACAACCATTATTTTGAAAATTCTAAATGGAAAAAAGACGAATAAAAGATATTGATGAATTGACACCTATTGATACTTATTATAGAGTTGGTGGGTTTGATAAAATGTATTTTAAAAGGGAAGATTTATTTTTACCATATGATGATATGCCAATGCTCGGTGGTGGCAAAGTTAAACAAACAATATCATTATTTGATTCTATGAAAAATGAATTGAGTAAATACAATGGTATAATAACATACATACAAGTTGATTCTCCCCAAGGTATTATAATATCAAAAGTTGCTAAAGATAATGGTTTAAAAATGGCAATTGCTATAGGTGTTAAGGATGTAAACAAAGCAATATCTTTACATAAATCTTTAAAAGAATGTGTAAAGGTTGGTGCTGAAATTATACCTATAGGTGTTTGTAGATCAAATATAATAGCTTTACAAAATACTATACCAATAGCAAAAGAAAAAAATTATTACACAATACATTTTGGTATTAATGTGGATGATAATCCGCAAATTTTAACAGAAAAGATAATAAATCAAGTTAAAAATATACCAGATGAATTAGATGTATTAATCTCACCAACAGGTTCAGGTATCCAAACCGCTGCAATTTTAGCTGGTATAAAAAAGTTTAATAAAAAAGTTAAGCGTGTTATAAGTATTCAAATATCAGGTTTAAATGTTGTAAAAAGAATTGATAACATTTTAAATAAACTTGGAGCATCTGATATGAAATATGAAATGATAATTGATAAAACATATCCATATGGTAAACATATACATACTAAAATAAGTTGTATGGAAAGTCCACAAAGTATGGATCTGAATATAGTATACGAATCAAAGGCATGGGAATATTTAAAAATTCACAAAAAAGAATTAAATATAGATAGAAATTCTGAAATACTTTTTTGGAATGTTGGAAATAATAATTTTTTTTTAAATATATAAAAACAAAAAATATATTTAATGATTATTTATAAAACAATTAATTTAATAAATAATAAGATTTATATTGGTCAAGATTCTAATAATAATCCTAAATATTTAGGATCAGGTTTACTTTTAAGAAAAGCTATAAATAAATATGGTAAAAAAAATTTCAAAAAAGAAATATTAGAATTTTGTAATAATCAAAATGAATTAAATGAAAAGGAAATATATTGGATAGAAAAAATGAATTCTAGAGATTTAGATATTGGTTATAATATTGATTATGGTGGCAAATCATCTAAAAAATCAATAGAAAGTATTAAAAAAACTGCTATTGGTAATACTGGTAAAAAAAGAACAATTGAACAAAAAGATAAACTATCTAAAAGTGCAAATAAAAGATGGGAAGATACTACAAATAGAGATATAAATAGTTTAAAACAGAAGGAAGTATGGTCAAAATTATCACAAGAAGAAAAGAATTTCATTAACGATAAAAGATCTAAAACTATGATAGATGTTTGTAAAGATCCAGAATATAAAGAAAGACATTCTAATATATTAAAAGAATATTATAAAAATAATTATGATAAATTACTAAAAGCTCAAAAAATAGCTTGGAAAAATAAAGAAAAAATCTATAAAATACTCACACCTGATAATGAAATTTTAGAAATCCAAACCAGAAAATCTGTTATGGAATATTTACAATGCAGTTATAATTTTTTTAAAACTAAAAAATTCAAAGGTTACAAATTATTAGAAAGTTATAAACCAATAAACACTTAGAGGGATTTACATGATATATGATGAAGAATACATGAATGAAAATTATGATAGATTAATAAAAACCGATACATATCTTAAAACATTCATTTCTAAAGTTAATGTACCAATCTATAAAGATGGTAAAATGATAGCTACTGTTAAATCTGGTAAAGATATAGCACTTTATGATTATGAAGATTATATAGAGAATAATAAATATTATTTTAATAATTTTGAAAATGTTAGATTAAATCATATATCTAAAAATACTGTAGATAAAGTAAAATTAGATATTAAAAATGGTTTAAAAAATACAATATCTAGTCAGATAAGAATGATTCACATTTTAAAGATAATAGATGATGAGAGATTTGAATTCAAAGGTAAAAATAGAAAAATTGAAAGATGGACAAAGAATAATCACGATAAAATTAATTTTGAAATTTTAACAGAATATAAAAAACTTGATGATGTTATAGAATTATTGGATTTTTGGGGAAAAAATAAAGCTAAAGAAAATGGTGGTATGTCTTTTCATGGTTATGATAAAAATTTTTTCAATCAATATTATAAAAATAACAAAGAAAAATTAGGTGATGATTTTATATCATTGTTTTTTTATCATAATAATAGATTAGTTGGTTTGGAATTATTAGAGAGAACGTCTAATGATTTTTGGATATTACATACCAGAAAATGTGATAGAATAAACTATCCAAATTTAACATTATATGCTGATATATATGGATTTAGAATGATATTAGAAAAATATAAAATACCATATTATGTTAATATAGGTTTTGAAACTGGGAAAAGATGTTTATATAAATCTAAAAGGTTTGAAACTTATTCTGAATTTAAATCATTTCATTTAAAATTTGAAAAGAAAAAAAATATTATTACAACAATTATTTAATAATAACATGATATATGATGAAGAATACATGGATGAAAATTATGATAGATTGATAAAAACTGATACTTATATCAAGGCTTTAATATCTAAAGTAAATATACCTTCCTATAAAGATGATAAAATTTTATATACTTTAAAATATGATAAAGATATAGCATTATATGATTATGATGATTTTTTAAATAATAATAAATATTATTTCAATAATTTTGAAACTGTTAGATTAAATCATGTAACCAAAAAAACTATAGATAGATTAAAAAAAGATATAGAAAATGGTTTGATCAGCAATAAGATTTTTACAAAAAGTTCTATGTATCATAGGATAAAGTATATAGATGATAATGTTTTGAATTTTAGTGGGAAAAAATATAGAGTTGAAAGATGGAATAAAAATCATTATGATAAGATGAATTTTGAAATTTTAACAGAATATAAAAATATTGATGATGTTATAAAATTATTGGATTCATGGGGTGAAAAAAAGAGGAAAAGTGGAGGTGTATCCATGCATGGATATGATAAAAACTTTTTTAACCAATATTTTAAAGATGTAAAGACTATATTAGGCGATAACTTTTTATCATTGTTTTTTTATCATAATGATATATTAATAGGTTTTACAACTATGGAAAGAAGTTATAATGATTTTTGGATAATACATTCTAGAAAATGTAATAGTAATGATTATTCAAATTTAAATTTGTATATTGATATTTTCGCATATAGAAAAATTTGGGAAACATATAAAATACCTTTTTATGTAAATATAGGTTACGAGAGTGGCAAAAGATGTGATTATAAGTTGAAAAGATTTCCAAATCATTCACAATTTAAATCATTTCATATAAAATTTATAAACAACAATGTAAAAACAATTTTTTAATATAAAATATGACATATGAAGATTTTAATTCATTTCAATTTAGAAAAATGAAATGTAAAAATAATATACCATTAAATGATGAATATACAGCCTATATAGATAGGAAAAAAAATATATTACATTATGTTGAAACATGTAAAGATTTTGAAAAATATCTAACAACATATGATAAAATAAAATTTAGTTATTTATCCGAAAACCAATTAGATATTATAAAAAAAAGTAATGTAAAATATAAAAGAGATCAATATAGACAAACATATGTATATTATTTTGATGAAGAATATTTTAAATTATTTGGTAAAAAATATAGAAATATTAGAAATTCTGTAAATAAATATAAAGATAAAATAACAATAAAAGAAAAATGTAATAATATTACAGAAGTTATAAATCTAATGAAATTATGGAAAAAACAAAGAAAAGATAGATATTTTTTATTTATTACATCCAGTGAAGAATATTTTCTGAATAATTATTTTAATGATAAAGATTTTGTATCTCATTTTTATTATGATAATAATAATCTTATAGGATATAGTATTTATGAAAGGTTAGAAAATGGATTATTTAATTCTTTTTTTAGAAAATCTAATTTAGATTATTCGCACTTATCAGAATTTATAGATTTTAAATCATTTGAATCTGTTTATAAAAAATATGGAAATTTTTATTTAAATATTGGTGATGATGGTGGTGATAAAAAAATAAAACAATATAAAACATCAAATTTTAATATAAGCGATTCGTATAATTTATATGATATTACAATAGAAAATAATTTAATAAAAAACAATATTAAACAAATAATATAAAATGTTAAAAGAAATTTTAGATATAGGAATAGATGATTTGGATATCTTATCAGAAGATATTAAAAATATGAAAGTCATTATAAAAAATGATAAAAATATAGAGCATTACAGAGATATATCTTCTAAAAAACCATTAGATTATCAAAAAAATAGATGGAATAGTAATAAACAAATGTATTCTGGTATTAAAATGTCTGAAAAGGTTATAGATTATAAATCTATAAATTCCTGGATAGATATTGGTTGTGGTACTGGTAATTTTTTCGAATATATTTTACCAAAATATAAAAATATAAAAAACATTACATGTGTGGATGCAGTAAAAGAATTTACTGAAATAACATCTAATAAAATAAATAGAATAAATTCTAATATTTCTATTAGAAAAATACATAGTTCAATACATGATATAAATATAATAGAAAAATTTGATTTGGTAACATTATCTGGTGTTTTGCAAGTTTTAGATTTAGATAAAATATATGAAACATTTGATGTACTATCATCTTTAGTTTCTAAAAATGGCCAATTATGGATAAATACCGCAAATTATAATTTTAAAGGTATAGAAAAAAGAAGAAGTGGTGGCATTTATAGATTCAAACCAAACGAATTATGTCTTTTGTTAAATCGATATAATTTTTCAATTATAGATTCCAAAACATATAATATGGATTCAAATATATCAAAAGACACAGAATCCGAATTTGTTTATTTGTATGGTAAAAAATAATTTTTATAACTATTGAAAGACAATTAAATGATTGATGTACAAATGAGAGATATTGCTCTTAACTTAAAAAACAAAACATCTTGTTATAATGAATCATATATCATATTTGACATAGAAACAATAAGAAAAACTAAAACATTTGAAGATTTAGATGATAGATCTCAAGATTTATGGTATAATGTTACAGAAAAACATAAAGAATTTGAATCATATAAAAAGAATGATATACCACCTAGTGAAATATACGAAGAACGCGCCGGATTATATCCAGAATATTTGACTATAGCGTGTATTTCATTGGGAGTTTATGATCATGAAGGTAATAATTTAGTATCATCCTTAACTTTGAATGATTATACAGAAAAAGAAATGTTGGAAGTTTTTTCAAAAACATTAATACGATTTGCACCAAATGGTATATTAGTTGGATATAATATTATTAATTTTGATATAGATGTTATATGGAAAAAAATGATATTATACGGAATTGAAATTCCGAAACAATTAAATACTAGAATAGTTAAACCTTGGGAAATGAAGGTCGTTGATATAATGCTTAAATGGCAAGGTACTAGATATTCATTTGTACCAACGCTGGATATGGTTGCTAATTATTTAGGATTCGAAACTTCTAAATCTGATTTGGATGGTAGTAAAATTAGTGAAGTGTACTGGAACAATGAAGATGAGAGGATTGAAAATGTTGAAAGAATATCTACATATTGTAAAAAAGATGTAGATGTCTGTATGAAAATATTCAAAAAAATAAAAGATTTCGTTTGATTGATTTTTGCACGTTTTAAATTTTTGAATATATAAAAAAATTAAAAATAACAAATAAATAATGGCTATATCAATAACAGATATAAAAGGATTCGACACAGTAGCCGGAAGTAGAATAATTATAAACCAAAATTTTTCTGTATTATCAGATGCAATAAATAATCTATCAACATACGTTAATATTTCAGATAAAACTATCTCTAATATAGAGAAATTAACAGTAAAGCGAGGTACTTCCAATATAACTGAAACTTTATTCGATACTAATGGTAGTATTTCGGTTGGTGGTAATATTGTAGCTAGTGGTGCTATTTCTGCAACTTCAATAACATTAACTAATGGTCAAACTATTAGTAATGGTGATATAACAATATCATCAAGTTCATCAAATTTAATAAATAATGGTAATTTATTATTAGATGGAGAATTTGTACAAACAGATGCTACTTCTGCATCTGTTGATGCATCTAATGAATTATATTTTTCAAATACAAATACTACAAATTTAATTTATAATGGTAATACTGCTATTGCTGGTAAAATAGATTTAACTGGTAGAAGTGTTATAACTCTATCATGGTCAAATTTTGTAGCAACAAATGATAGTCAATATTATTTACACAGAATTTTATTAAAAACTTTACCAACTACAAGAGTAGGACAAAGAATTTTAATAATTGCTAAAATAAATGAAGATTTAACTTTACCACATTATAGTTCAGAGCAAAGTGGTTATTGGGTTCTAAGAGATACGCTTGCGTATAGTGATGGTAACCCTATAAGTACAGGTATTAAATTTACGGCAAGTTATCAAACCGCCGAGCTTATTTTTGACGGTTTGAATTGGTTGATTTTAAACCTTAATGGAGCAACAATATCATAAAAATAATCAATTATAAATGATAGAGCAAGATTTATTAGAAGGTAATAAATATTTTAAGTGGTATTGGTCCATTTGTAATAGAGCCAAAGATAGAGTTCTTTTTCCTGATATTTATGTGGAAAAACATCATATTTATCCTAAGTCCATATATGGTCAAAATAAAGATTTAGTCAAACTTACAGCCAAAGAACATTACATAGTTCATTTATTACTTTGGTTTGGATTAAGATTTAAATATGGAGTTAAAGATCCTAATACTCAAAAAATGGGTGCAGCATTTTCAGCTATGAATATAAAATCATCAAATTATAAAAATCAAAGATATAATTCTAAATATTTTGAAATGATGAAACAAGCATGTAAAGATAAAAAACATACATTAGAAACTATTTTAAAAATGAAAGAAAAAAGAAAAGAACAAATTTTTTCACAAGAAACACGAGAAAAAATAAGTAAAGCAAATACTGGTAAAAAAGCTTCTGATGAAACTCGTGAAAAATTGCGATATGCTAATGGAGGAGAAAGAAATGGTATGTATAATAAAAATCATACAGATGTAACCAAAGAAAAGATATCAAAAAAAATTAAAAAAAATGTATATCAATATGATTTAGAATTAAATTTTATTAAAAAATATGATTCTATAAAACAGGCTTTTGATGAAACAGGTATTTTAATATCATCCATTAGTTCATGTTGTGTTGGTAGAAATAAAACTAGTTGTGGATTTTACTGGAGTCATACTGAAATTAATGATAGTGATAAACAAACAATAATTTTATCATTTAAAATTAAACCACAACCAAATTCAAAAATTATTTATCAATATAAAAATGATATATTAATTAATAAATTTGATTCTATTTCAGAAGCTGCACGAATTAATAATATATCTTTACATTCAATATCAAATTGTGCAAGAGATGTATCAAAATCTGCTGGTGGATATATATGGAAATATGAAAAAATAAAAGAAAATAATGTCTAATAAAATTAGTAGAGTAACTCCATTTATTCGTCCAATAAATTTAGCTGGCGGTACATTTTATACTTTCAGTTCTGCTTCCGAAGATCTTTCACTTTCTTTTGGAGAAAATCCTGAGCGCAAATTTAAATTTTCAAAGTTTGCGCTTATTAATATTCCAGATATTCAAAATGAACCATTAGCAAATACTGTAAAGTTAAATGCTATTCCTGGTGCATACAATTCTGTCAATTTCAATAGAACTACTGATTGGAATAACCATTTAGCAGAATCCTTCCAAAATTATTGTCTAAACCTAGAAACATCTATCATATCAAAAGATAGTTACAATAATACTAATAGTAAAACTGTATCAGAAAGAGTATTTTTCAAATGGTTAAAGGAAATATCAGCTATAAGATTTCAGGAAGATACTCCACAATCTGCTTTGAGTACTCGTTATATTGAAGAAAAAGAAACTGAAAAGTATAAAAAAGTTGTACAGTATATTGGTAATATAGATTTTGTAAACAATTATTCTGGTAAAGATAATTCATATTCTGAAGTGTATGTTCATGTTCCAACAGAAGTTGGTAATTTTGATAAAGTTTACTTTAAAACTACTAGTGATGATAATTATTATCCTGGTATGGCAATGTGTAGATATAATCAAGGTTTAGATGATGAATTTTTATATGGTAGACATTATAATGATATACATCCAGCTGGTTTAGATATACATGCATTTTTTGATAATGATACAGGTTTACAAGAATCTGATAATGCATTAAGTGGAACAAGATTATATAAACAAAAAGTCGGTAAAAAAGATTCCGAATTAACATTATGTGATGGTGATAATTTATGTGATATAGATTATGATAAAGATTCTTGGTGGTTTTATCCGACAACTGATTCTAATTGTTATTATACTGAACCGTTAAGGTTTGACGATCCAACTAATGATAACTTAGCTATACATGAAAGAAGTGCTGTTAGTCCAAATATTCAAGCTACAAGATTTAAACGAAGCAGGCTCGACGGTATAGAAATTGATTTCGATGAAGTAATTTATAATACTAATGATTATGGTATTGATAGTTTAATTGATGTTGCTAGATTACCAAATTCAAAAGATTTTGAATTTAATGCTGTATTAATTTATTATGATTTATACAAAGGTACAGTTGATGATATAGGTTACTTTTTAGAAGATAATACTGTACCATTTTTTACTCCATTTGAAATATTATCAACCAATTTATTTGGTATTTTATTTTTAGATAATGTAGAAAATTCATCATCTATAGATGGTGGTTATATACCTAGATTTAAAAAATCTAAACCTAATTCTACAACTAATTTAAATGGTAATGCGTATGGATTTAAATTAAATTTAAAACTTGATACTAGTCCTATAAATAGTGGTGTAAATGTTGAAACATTTATAAGTACTAGTAATACATTATCAATGGACATATATGCAGAAGCATTGAATGAAATGAAGAATACAGTAATTCAAATTCAAAATATGGCATATGATAATGCATTATTAAATAGTAGATTAAATACTTTAGAAAAATACATTTTAAATGATAAATATATTTCATTAACAGAATTACAAGTTAAATTAAAATCAATAGAAGATACTTTAATAAATGAAAAAAATATAGAATTGGCAACACAGAGAACTGATATTTTAAATTCTATAAAAACTAATTATGATTTATTACAAGATATTATAAATGGTAAAGTACCATCTAAATTAGCTATAGATATTGATTTATTGAAAACTGGTGATGGTATAAATTTAGATAAAAGTGATGGTAAAAGTATTAAAATATCAACAACTAGTAAAAATTTTAATTTAGCTGATAAATGCATATATTCTGTAAAAAATGATTTTATAGTCAATGAAAAAGATTATTTTTGTCAAATTAAATTAAGAACTGGTGTTAATTATCTAAGATTGGAAGAACCAATTTTATGGTTACCTAATAAAAATATATCATTATACATTATAGATGATAATGTACGTTGGACAAAAGGTCAAACTTTTAGAATTTATCCAAAACAAGAATATTTGATGAAAAATCAGTATGGTAGTTTTAATTTTTATATTTATACTGGTAAAAATCTACCTGCATGGAAAGGAATTTCTACTATAACTAGTTTTGAATTTAGTCAGCATAATAACAGACCAATAATAGAAATAATCTGTGTTGATGATGTTAAAATGGATTTTATAATCGACTATTTAAATTAAAATAATAAACAATGAGCGATAGATATAATAGTATTGGTGAAACTTTAGCATATTTGATAAAATTAAATAAATATGCCACACAAATTTTATTGAAATTAAATCAAGCAATGGTATCTTCTGATGATTCTGTAACTATACAATTACAAAATTCGGAAGGTGCATTTTTTGATTATAAAATACCATCATTTAATAATTTAGATAGAAGAATAAATGAAATAGATAAACAACTTCGAAAAATTTATCTTATACGTGATAAAGATAATTATAAGAATATATTTGGAAATGAATTAGTACATGAACCTAATCATATAACAGGTATAAATGTACCTAATTATTTTTATTCTAAACCTAATTATTTTTTTGAAAATTTATTAAATCCATTATTATACATTAAAATACCTATAAATGATTTAGTAACAGAAAATTCTAAACAAATTTTAAGTAGACGTATCATTTTAAATATAGATACAGATTCTAAACAACAATATTTTGAATCCAATATAAATAAAAAAAACGATTTAGAATATTTCAGTCTATTAGAACTTCTTAAAACTCAAGGTATTAGTTATACTTTGGATGATGAAATACTAAATTTACCACCAATTATATTGCAATATAGTGGTAGTTTTACAGTAACAAAAATAGGTTCGGAAATTATAAAGGATCCATTATATTCATCTGTAAGACGTTATACATTAGATAGTTTAGAATATAATGAAAATTTAGAAAATGGTAATATTGTAAAAAAGATTTTAAAGGGTGGTAAAGATGGCGAAACTTTAATAACTACAAATGGTGAAACACATTATAAAGTTATATCTGTAGATCAAGATGCAAAAACTGTAGATTTAGGATTATTATATGGTTATGATTTAATAGAACAAAAGGAAGATGCACTTAGAATATCATCTAAACTATATGGTGATAAATTTTTTCATGTAACTATAGGTTCTAATGAAAAACAAATTATATTTTTAAAATCTATAGATGCATATGATCATATAACTACTCAAAAATGGAGTGAAGGTGTTGGATTTTGGTCATCTGATTTAAGTATTAAAACGGATTCTGGTGATATATTATTAGAAGAATATTATACTAAACAAGTGAATGATTATTCTAAACTATTTAATGGTATTAAAGATGAAAAAATATTACCGATAACCTCTATATTAAAACCAAATACACCTACTTTAAATAAAGATAATTTTTTTATTAATCTTATAAATGGACAAACAATAGCTAATGATGATTTTAAGCGTAGAGCTATATTAATACAAAGACGAGATTTATTAGAGCAAGCAAATATAACTTATAATGAAAATTATAATACTTACGATAAAATTTTACAAACTAATACAGAATTAACAGATGAAGAGAGAGCCAGTATAGTATCAACAATGAATTCTATAATGGAAGATAAGATTAAAAATATGGATCTTATTTTAAGCATTAAGAAAGATTTTCAAATAGAAATGGATAAAATAAATAAGGGTGTTGCTATAAAACATAAATTTGCTATTGATGGTGCATGGGATATACCAGAACCTAGAATAACAAGTGATAATATCGAGCAATATCCAACCCATTTTAAAATTAAAGCTACATATTTAAATGCATCTGGTGAAACTAATGTTATACCTTTAAAAACATTTACAACATCATCTGGTAACACTACAACACTACAGATACCAATATTTAATTTATATGAAACTCATAAAAGAAAAAATTATATAGATTCTAATGGTAATATAATACAAGAAAATTTTGATTTATCTGATCCAAATAATAGATCTATTAATCAATTACCTCAAGGTATACCAATAGATGTATTTTCTGGTGAAAAGGTACAAATAGAAGTACAATCATGTATTCAATCATTAAATAATGAAGTATGTTCTGATTGGAGTTCACCTATAATTATAGAAGTTCCAAATGATATTAAACCACAATTAGAATTAGATGAATCAATAGATACTAAATTAAAATATTATTATGAAATAGATAGAAGAAATGATGATATAGATGTTATCATGAAACAATTAAAGTATTTAACTGATAAGATTGATATCATAAGTTCATTAAATCATGCCTCGGAAGGAAGTACTGTTACATACACATTAACTGATACTGATATATCTAATGGTTATATAACATTAGCTAATATTTTAAAAACAGATTGGGCTGGTCCAGATGCATTTAGCGTATATGTTAATGGTGGTCTTAGAGGTGTAAGAGCTATTGATTATGAAGTATTAGCAGATGGTAGATTAGTATGGCAACATTATGAATGGGAAAATAAGCTGGTTGGTGGTGATAAAATAACATTCAATAATGTTATTTACATATTTTAAAAAAAAATTATGAATGGCATTTTCATATTCATTAAATTTAGGTGATTATAATAAAACATTTATACCATCTATAATATATCCTGAACTAACCGGTAATTTAAAAATTATTATAGATTTGGATGGCAAATTATATTTGCAAAGTATAAATGCAAATAATGATATTAATGCGTCATGTTTTAAAAAATATAATATAAATTTAAATAGTACATGGAATTCTATATTATATGGATATTTTAGAAATAGTACTCTACAATTAAGAGATTCTATATGGAGTCTTAATGAAGATGTAAGTATTTATACTACTGGTCCAAAATTAAACACATCATATAATAATCTAATTAACACATATAATCCACCTATATTGGATGGTTTTAATAATAAGTTTAGTTATTTCGCACCATTACATATACAACAAAATATTGATGGAGCAATAAATGAATTACCTGATATATTTGCAATATTTAAAATGCCTAATTATAAATTTGATAATCAATATTATGATTTTCATTCTTTAAATTTTTCAGAGCAAATTAAAAATTCTGAATGTGTGTATTATACAAATATACGAACTGGTAATATTGGTAAATTTTTTAATAATTTTAAAGATTCTATATCAAGATCATTAATCGAAAAGGATTTCTCATCAAGTGTTGGTGGTGGTTGGATATATGGTATAGATCCATTCGAAGGTCATTTTTCTAGAAAATATTTATTATCTGATGATATAAAAAATAATACATTAAATATTATAAAAGTTAGAAATTATTTTAAAAATAAATTAATATCTAGCAATTTATTCAATTTTGAATATGTTTTTGATGATATAAATAATATTGATGATGATCCTTCAGTATATTATGGTGTGTATTTAAATATTGAAGATTTATATAATCTAAATATAGATATAACCAAGCACAATGAATTTTTAAAATATAAAATACAAGATGGTAATTATGAAAATGTATCCGATGAATCTTATATAATAAATGATATAAATGGTGTCAAACTTTATATTAATGATATAGATAATCAACTAAAGGAATTCTCATATGGTACAATATTTATAGATGAAATAACTGGACCAACAGGTATTTATAATCCAACTGGACCAACAGGTATTTTTTCATTACTAGAACCAACCGGACCATTAAATCCAACAGGTATTACTGGACCAACTGGACCAACCGGACCATTTCAAATTTTAACAATAAAGGATAAAATAGATATATTACATCCAATAGTAAGCATATATTCAGATGTTAATATGTATTCTTCTATTAAAGAAATCTCATTATCATCAAAAACTTTAGATTTTTCAAATTTTATAGGTTCACAAATTAAAAAAGGCTATAGTATTAATGGTACAATACTAGAAACAAAAGGTTATAGTAATTTAAAAATAAAACTTCAAAAAACAAGAACTAAATCTACTATTTTTGAAAATGGTGATTATTTTTCAATTAAACCATTATCTTCAAATAGTGAATATGAATGGAGAATAATAGCTAATGATGATACGTGTTGTTATAATTCTACATATCAATATAATGGTAGAAAAATAAAATTAAATACTCAATATTTTACAATAGAGAACCACAATAAAACAAAATTATTAAGTATAAATTGTAATAGACGTTTAAACTTATATGAAGGTGATTATATATCAGTTTCTACAAAGTCATTTACTAATAAAGAATATAAAATAGAAAGAATATCATACAATTATGATACAGATGAAAATATAATAACTATTATTGATAATAATGGTAATTATTTTAAAGACTGGAAATCATGGGATTATATACTTATAGAATATAAAGAAAAATCATATAAATATACATTTTTTGATCCTAGAGGTTCAATACAAACTGTTACTAATAATATAGTAAAATCTTTTGATTTATTTGATGATTTTTTATTATACGTTAGTATTATTAATGATACTATAATATTTAGATCTAAATATGAATCAAATAGCTTTGCTAATTATGAATTTGTTTATAATTTTGCAAATAGTAATACTCCTGCAAATCATTTAATTATAAATGATATAGAAGCCACAGGTACTAAATTATTTGATTATAATAATAGACTTATATTTTTAAGAAATAGAGGTAAAACAGTTTTATTTGGATATACAAATAATTTAAACAATAAATCTAGATTTTATATACCAGTATCAGAAAAATTAAATTTAAATGGTACAGAATTAGTAAAAACTAAAAATGGTAAAATAGGATTTGAAAAAAATTATATCGATAATCAAGTAATATATCATTCTAATTATTTAGATGAATATTTTATAAATAATAATAAAATAACATATAATAATATAGATAAATATATTGTATATCAAATTAAAGATAAAAATGATGATATTATTAAAGATAATAATAATATGATTTCTATAAGTTATAAATATAAACCAGAGATTATGAAATTGAATATTTTAGATGTTGAAATTTTCTAATAATATATAGAACACACAAAAGATAAACATTAAATGCCAAATTCAAGAATAAGATTAAAAGATAAAGAATCATTAAATTTATATACAGTTGAACCAACAGATACTATTGGTCAAATGATACATAAATTAAATTTTAATTTTTTAGAAATTATAAATAATGGTGGTGGTCCAATGGGACCTATGGGTCCTATGGGTGTACCTGGTGCACGAGGTCAATCAGGACCACCTGGTAAAGATGGTGAAAATGTTTTAGATGAATGGTCTAGTAGAATATCATTGGGCTGTAATTTATTAGAAAATTATGGAAGTGATGATGTTATTATAAATAAACATATCAATAAAACATTTCTACTCAGTAATCTATCAGAATTAGATGGCATCTTTACAATAAAACAAGTATATGATGAAGGTTATACATCACCAATAGTATCTAATACCTTTTCTGATTATAAAATGAAAATTTATAATTCAGATAATGAGTATAATGGTAAACATATACATTTATTAAATTCTAAAGCCATAACATTAGATGATGAATATTTATGTAAATCTGGTTTTACTTTTGATTTAAATATTTTAGGTAATTCTGAAACTTTAAAAATACAAGGTCAAAAAAATAATAATATTATAAACCATAAACATAATATAGATCTTTTATCTGATAAAATAAATATAACAAGAGATACTGATAAACAAATTTTACAAATTGATGCTGGTAATGGTACAGAATTTATAGGAACTCTTGAACAAAAAACATTAACTAAAAATAATTCAAGAACTATTCCAGATAGAACAGGTTATATTGGTGTATGGGAAGATACATTAAGTAATGGAGAAACTTGGGAAGTTATAAGTAACGATGATATAAATATAGTTTATGCTAGATATTTTATAAATGATTCTGATGAAGCCAGAGAAACAAATCATCAGATATACAAAGATGAAAATTCTGAAATTAGATTTAAAAGATTAAATAGTTTTATAATTGTAGATTTCCATATAGGAATTAGAAGAATAGAAGAATTTGATGATTTTTTTATTAAAAATTTACAATTTAAAGTTAATATACCTTCTTTAGGTGCAAGAACTATTGGTTGGTATCCATTCTCAATATTAGGTAGTGAAAGTTTTGAAGATGATTTGGAATATACTAATCATGGTTATTTTAAATTAACACCAACTGATATAGATTCTGGTATAAATAATACATTTTTACTTTCTTTAAAATTTAAAAAAAATGAAATGTTACCATTTATAAGTTCTAGATTAGAAGAAGATTATTGGTTATCAGGACAAGTATGGGGAACTGAATTATCAGAAGATCCTTCATGCATTCAATTGACAATTGAACAAGATGATCTGTGTCCTTATTTAGAAATAATTGGTTAAAAATAAAAAACGTAATGTCAGTTATAAAACAAGTAACAGCAGTTAAAGGTGTACCAGCAAGCTATAGAGTACATAATGTTGATGGTCAACCTGTTAAACCTTATCCATTATGGAAATATACTTGGATATTGCCAGAAGGAGTTAATGCTGAATTTAAAAGTATTAGTACTGGATTTCCAACTGTCATAGTTCAATGGAATGAAGCATCAACTCCTGGTAGTCCATTTAAATTAAAGTGTGAAATTGTAACTGATGCTGAAGATTGTTTTGGATTAAATTGTATATCTATTGAAAGTATAAACGTTAGTGTTGGTGAAAGTATTGTAAATTTAAATACTGATATATGGGGAGCAACCGGGGCTTGTATAAAAGTCGGAGATAATACAGTCGATACTGATGTCACATATCATGCTAAATCAATTGGTGCAAAAAATATAATATGGAATGTTGTAAATGGTAAAATAAGAGTACAGCCTGGTAATACTCTAATATATGGTCCATATTCTTCCACTACAGATTCTCAAGGCAATTCAACAATATCGGTCAATTGGTTAGATGGTTCTACACATAATATAAGTGCGTATGGTGTTGATATTAGTGGAAATACTTCACCTATTGAAATATTGACAACTTACCCATCACCATCAATTTTTGCTGATATAGATGGTTTAACGACAAAAGAAGTTAATAGTGGCGAAGCTATTTTTAACTTCATGGTAAACAATATGAGGTCCTTTAATCCAGATTATAATATAATTTATAATTTATACATTGGACACCATAATACAACTGGTCCAATAAATAATGATTTAAGTTATGATTGGACGACAGAAATTTTAACAGCAGATAATACAAGAATTGGAAATATATCAGGTTCTTCTAATATTTATGTTAGACAATATACATTACCAAATAGTTTATCGCCTGATAGATATAGATTCAAATTTAAACCACAAGTTGTAAGCAATACAGATGTTACATGTAGAGTAGAAAAAACAGTATCATTAGATTTTAAATGGGAAGCTCTATCATATGTTCCAGAATTTATAGATCATCCAGATGGTGATAGGAGTGTAACTTATGTTCCAATATTTAGACTCGAACCATCAAAAGTTCATGATATTACATACACACCAACATTTTTATATCAACCATTTGGTTTAAATAGTACTGGCAGTACTGGCAGTACTGAATATTCACCTATTTTTATAACTGGACCTATTAAAACAAGAGATGTTATACATTCTCCAACATTTATATATAGTCCTACCAGTACTGTATATGTGGAATATTCTCCTTTATTTATAACTGGTCCTGTAAAAACAAAAATTATAAGTTATGAACCTGTATTTATAGATGAGCCTGTTGGATATAAACAACCATCTTATAGTCCAACATTTATTTATGTACCAACAAGTGTTATAGTTTCAGAATTTACACCTGTATTTATAACTGGTCCAACAGATACAAAAACTATAGATTTTACACCTATATTTGTAACTGGACCATTTGGTTATGAGCAACCATCTTATAGTCCAACATTTATTTATGCACCAACAATTGTTATAGTTTCAGAATTTACACCTGTATTTATAACTGGACCAATAGATATTAGAACTGTAGAGTTTACACCTATATTCAATGGTAGTAATCCTATAGGTTATGAACAAAAACCATATACTCCAACATTTATTATTTATCCAGAATTAGAAATATATACAGAGTTTGTTCCTAAATTTAATTCTACTCCAACAAAAACGGTACTAGTCGAGTTTTCCCCAGTATTTATAAATATGCCTGGTGGGATTATAAGTTAAAATAATATATATAAAAAATAATTAATCAAAAATGTCAACGACTACATTAACAGTAACAAATACAGTTGTAGAAGGAAATGATGCATATCTTGCTATAACTGGTACTATACAATATTCATATATCTTTATAAGATATTTATCAGATTCCGCATTAGATACAATAACTGCCGTAAAGATTAATGGTAATACTATATCTTCTTTAATTGGTACAGCAAGAGAACAAACTTACGATTTTAGTGGAAAAACACCAACTCAAAGAAATGATAAACTTGTTTTAGAATTTCCAACACCTGTTTATCCAGCGCCATATAATGCATCCAGTTGTCTAATTGCTAAAGATACAAGTATTGGGGCTAATGGTAAAGTTCTTATTGTGGCTAATTATGCTAAACAAATACCACCTATTACATATTCACAAGTGCCTTCTACTGTTGTATTAGAAATTTCATCAACATCTGGCGCAGGTCCTAGTTTATATGATATAACTCCATATACAACTCCAGGTGCTCCTCCTGCATCAGGTGCGGCTGTGTTCGTAGGTGCAACTGTATCTTTATAAAATAATTAATCAAAAATGTCAACTACAAGATTTACTATTACAAATACAATAATAGAGGGCAATGCTCAATATCTTTCTGTTCCTGGTTCTATACAATATTCTTATACTTTTATAAGATATTTAGCAGATCCAGCATTAGATACTTTAACTTCGGTTAAGGTAAATGGTAATACTATATCTTCTTTGATTGGCACGGCAAGGGATCAAGTATATGATTTAAATGGAAAAACACTTACCCAGATAAATAATAAATTAGTTTTGGAATTTCCAACACCTGTTTATCCTGCACCATATAATGCATCCAGTTGGCTAATAGTAAAGGATACAAGTATTGGTACTAATGGTAGGGCTATCATTGGAATGAATACATCTAAGCATGTTCCACCGGTGGCATATTCACAGACGCCTTCCACTATTGTATTGGAATTTTCATCTACATCTGGTTCTGGTCCAAGTTTTTATGATATAACGCCATATACAACTCCAGGCTCACCACCTTCTAATGGTTCAGAAGTATTTGTTGGAGCGAATTTATCATTATAAAAAATATTATATATGAATATACTTATATTTCTTAAAAATACAGCAGTCCAACGACTGCTGTTATTTTCTGCATTAATTATTTGTATTTTTTTATGGATACAAAGTTGTAATTCATATAAAAATGATTTAGATAGAAGTAGTAATAATTTTGAAACATATAAGGATTCTACTCATAAATTAATTTTAAAAAATGGTCAATTTGAGTATGAAAGAAAAATGTACCTTTTAGAAAAAGGTGAATTAGAAAAGTATAATGCTGATTTAAAGAAAGAATTAGATAAAGAAAAGGGTAATGTTAAAATAATAACAGGTGCAGAGGTAATTATACATGATACAATTACCATAATAGATTCTACATCTAAATATAAAAAATTGGATGATAGTACTTATTATTTGCCATGGAATTTTGAAGATGAGCAATTTGGTTTTTATAAATCTATAAGTGGCAATACTACATTTATATTGACGAATGATTCTATTCGAGAATTAAATAAGATTAGAAGTAGTTTAACGGATTATAAATTTTCATTTAAAATTATAACTGGTGTAAAAGAAGAATCAAATGGTATATATAAGATTTTTATACGTACTAAGGATGATAATAAAAATATATCATTTGATAATATAGAAGGTGCAATTTTAGATCCTACTTTATTTGATAATAAAGATAAAGATTGGATAATTTTTGGACCACAATTTGGTTTTGGAAATTCCAATAATTCTTGGAATTTTTTTTTAGGTGCTGGTATGACTATTAAAGTTTTCGGTATACATTTTTAAAAAATAGAATTTAATGAATTTAACATCAAGCAGTAGGTTTATACAGTTAACGCCATACGCATTATTAGAATTTACATATAACTCTGATGTTATAAATACTAAGGATGTTGATTTTTATAGAATAATAAATGCATTCAGTGGTAATTTATCATATGTAAATTATAATCAATCTGATTATTCTTTACCAAAAAAATTAACTGGTAACTCTATAGATTATACTGTAATGCCTGTTGATGATAATTTATGGGTTCATTTAGATACTGATAGACCATTAAAATACTTTGAACAACAGAATGAAGCTTTGTTTTTTCAACCAATTTATTTAGGTAGAAGTACAGAAATAAATGTTGTATATGATTCGATAAAAGTTCATATAGTATCCGGTTATAATTTTGATAATTTAGGTGGATTTATTATAAGAGCATCCTATGTTGATAATAAAAATTTCAAACAAACATTTGCTGCTAATATTGCATATTTAAAAGAAGATACACATATAATTTTAAATAAAACACCTATGTTGATAGGTGATAGAATTTATGATAAATATATTGAAGTAAAAATACCAAGTTTAAAATCAATAACTGACTCTGATTTACAAACTAAAGAAATTTTTAATTCTGTTATAAATTATGGTAATAATATAATTTATAAAAATTTATTTGATATACCAGATTATAATAATTCTAAAATTAATATAGTTTTTTATGAGATACATGATTATTATGTATCTGATAATGGCCAGATAATGATTAGAACAGCATTACCATTAGGTAATGATACTCAAGGTGTTGTACGTACAGAAATTTTAAATTATGATAATTTTGCAAATTTAGTAGCTAATATACAAGAAAGTGTAGTTGGTGATTATTTTGAAATATTTCCTATGTATAATGGAGATTTTTTAGAAGATTTCATAGTAGATCAAGCAAAATTAGGTCACAATTATATTGGTATACATGATATAGAATTATACGAGCAAATATCATCATTTGGTGATTATGATGAAATATTAACACACAAGCAATCATTTTTTCAAGAAAATGGTTTTGACCAAGTATTTAAATTTAGACCTGTTATAGAAAATGCAAATGCAGTTACATTTACAATAGAATATACATTTAGATTATTAGATAAAGTTGATAACTCTCAAGTTATGAGAAGAGCGACTTATACTTTTCCAAATGCTTCAAAATATGGTAGATGGATGCAAAAATTAAATATACCTATTGGATATCAACCAATTAAAATTGTAAATAAAATAATTAAAAATATAGATTCAAATACTGGCTCTAATACATACAATTTAAGTAAAGTTAATAATACTATAATACAGCAATCATCGACTTCTACCATAGTGCCATTTCAATTTAAAGACATCAGTGTCAATTCCTACACTTTATTTGTAGATTCTTCTTCCAAATTAACTACAAAAGTTTTATTTGAAAATATACCAAATACAATTATTGATACTAATAAATTAAATTTCGAGGATTTTAATAATAGTAATGTTATATATGGTCAGGGTGATTGTAGAATATTTATAAATGAATATGATAATTTTCTAAAATTTAAAATTTATAAATACATAGATAAAAAAAATGGAGTTCCAGAAGTATTTAAAGATTTAAAATCTGGAGATAATTTAAATCTTTATCTTATATTTAAAACATCTAATGGTGAAGAAATTCGTATTAATGAATTTAAAAAGGTAGAAAATATAAATATACAATCCGAAGAAGATGGTGTTTTAATATTTAAAATAAATTCTATAAATTCACAAAAAATAATAAATAGTGCAACTAGTGATTTTTATATAACTATTGAAAATAAAATATCTGGTAAGGTTACTGGTACAAATGCATGGAATTCAAAAAAAGATTTTGAAACTATATTATATTCTGGTAAATGGTCTAAATTGACGAATTACAATCAAATAGAACAAATAGATTATGATTTAAAAACCAAAATATTATCATCTATTGTAGATAATATAAAATTAGAAAATAATAAATTACAAACATTGAAAAATGATTATGATTCATTTATTAATAGTATAAAAGATCTAAAATTAGATACAACACAACAATCTTCAGTAGAAGAATTTAGATCTAGTTGGTCAAAAATAATAGATAACGCTAAAGTATTATAATATATGAGTTTATTAAATTCTAAATTTTCAAATTTTATTTTTTCTTTTCCATCTAAATGGATATATCCGGATGTTGAAGAAGAATTTTCTCCTATTTTCAAAAGAGCAACATTTCCATATAAAAGTGCAACTTCTTATATTAATGCAACTATACAATCTATATCATGGCCTGCTATAGATGTCGAAACAGTTAGTCAAACTGTAACACAAAAAAGATCACATGTTAGATCTGGTAAAGATTATGGTAAATCACCAAGTAGGGAATATGTTGGTGGATTTGATATGGAATTAAGTTCTTTAAGAGAATTTACAGTAATATTTAAAACTACTGAAGGTTTTTTAAATTATTTTATAATGCATAGACAATTTGAAAAATTTTTAAGTTATGGACCAAGTAACGAACCTAATTTAGGGCACGTTCAGTTGCAATTATTAGATCATACTGGATACCTTATAGCTACAAAAATTTATTATGAAATAATAATGACAGGTATATCAGAATTAGAATTAAGTTATGCCAGTAATGTTCCGGAATTTAGAACATTTTCTGTATCATTTAAAAGTTCTGGATCACAAATAAAATTCGAAAAACAATGAAATATATTTTAGAATACAATCAATATCTATTAGAATCTGATGATAATGAAACTGGTATAGAAGATGAAATTATAAATGATTCTAAACCGGATGATAAAAAGGTACAATCATTTTTAGAAAAACATTGGAAAAAAATAGCAATATTATTAGGTTCTGCTGCTGTTGGTATAACCGCTGCTGTTCTATTTAAAAAATATAAAAGTAATTCTAAAGTAGTAGATGTTAATGATATATTTGATAAACAAAAACAAGATGCAACTAAAGATATTATAAATTCAATAATGTCTGATAAAGATTTATCAAATGATATAGGTAGCCAAATAGAAGTTATAAATATATTAAAAGATAATACACCAGAAAAATCAATAACAAATATAACTGAATTTGCATCTATTATATCAAATAAATATATTTCAAAATTTGATGAAGTAAATGCAGATTTAGGTAAAACTATTGAATTTTTAAATAAAAATAAAGATAGAAATTTTGAAGAAAATCCATTAACAGTTAAGTATAGTGATTTTAAATTAAATGATAAGTCTCCTAGTAAAAATAATATATACGTTATAAAAAATGCTGCGAATTATTTGAGTTTCAAAAGAAAAATTACAAGTAGAATAAAAGGTAATATTGCTCTTTCTGAATTTTTCAAAACATATCCAGATTTAATTAAACACAGAACTAAGATACCAGCACTTCATATCACTTTAACATCTTCGTTAAAGGAAAAGGGTAAAAAAGGTGGTGTTACTATAACTCATTTAAATCACTTTATGAGTAACTTAAAACTATGATATTTATAGGTATAGATTTTTCCATTTCATCGCCAGCAGTTTGTGTAAATAATGATAATATATTTAATTATTATAGTTTATATAGGCCTGGTAAATTAACAAAAAAAGAAGTGATAGGTATAGATGTTTTAAAAGAATTTAAAAATTTAAGTTTAAATATAAACAAACCGATAGTAGAAAGTAAAAATTATCAAGTAAGAGAAAATAATAATCTAATAGAAGCAGAATTTTTAACAGATTCAATAATAGAATATATACAAAGTAAAATTAAAGACAGTGAAGTTAAGATAGGTTTAGAAGGGTTCTCGTATGGTTCCACTGGAAATCGTTTAGCAGAATTAGCTGGATATAACTATTTATTACGACACAAATTAATAAAAAATAATTATAATTTTTCAATATACAGTCCAAAAACTATAAAATCTATTGCTGGTAATGGAAATTATAATAAAGATCAAATAGCTGAATCATATTTAAATATCATTGATGATGATGAATTAAGGGTATTTTTAAATGATAATAAAGATACATTATTTATAAATAGACACTGGATTAAACCTATAGATGATCTTATAGATGCATACTTTACAGCCAAAACAGTTCAAATAAAATAAAGTTTAAATTTAATTTAAACAAATTTAAGATACAAACGTACAATAATTACAAACAGTTCAAATATTTTAAAAAAATCAAGGAGTAAAAGATGGCAAACAACTTTAGCATCGACGATGCACTATTCAATATTGATTCATCCGACTTATTTAAGGATGATAAAAAATCATCAGCTTATGATGATTTATACAGACCTTCCGCAAAAGAAGGTAAAGACGGTGTTTACAAATCAGTAATACGTTTTTTACCTTTTGTAAAAAATCCACAAGAATCTATTAAATCTAAATGGACTGTTTGGTTGACAAACCAAAATACCGATCAATCAAGAATGATTGATTGTCCTAGTTCTATTAAAGAAAAATCAATTCTTCAAGATATATATTTCATGTTAAAAAAATCTGATAATGCTAGAGAAGAAGATTTAGCATCTCAATTTACAAGACGTGAAAGTTTTTATTCTTTAATTCAAATAGTTAAAGATCCTAATCACCCAGAATTAGAAGGTAAAATTAAGATTTTTAAATATGGTAAAAAAGTACATGATAAAATTAAAAATATAATGAGTCCAGATGGTATGGATGGTATATCAAATACCAATAAACCATTTGATTTGTTTACTGGTAAATTATTCATGTTACATATCAAAACTGTATCAAACTATAACAATTATGATGATTCTCAATTTATTGGAGATTCTAAGCCAATTGAAATAGATGGTAGAGCAATGGAAAGAACAAAAGAAGATATGTCTATTATCAAAAAATATTTAGAAGATAATTCTCCAGATTTAAATAAATATAATTTTAAACCTTGGGATGATGATACAAAAACATTTGTATTAGAATCGATTGAGTCTATTTTACCATCTGGTAAAATTAAATCTAAAATATTTGGCGATGGTTCATATTCTAAAGAAGAATCAAAAATTTCATCAATTACTTCAAAAGTAAAAAATTCTATACAAAAAGAAAAAGTTGTTGATAGAGCGGAATATTCTCCTACTAGAGATTCTTTAGATGATATGTTTGAAGATGAAGATATACCACAAATGAAACCTTCTAAAAAATCAAAGGTTACTATCCCCGATGATGACGATGATGACGATTTATACAAAGATTTATAAATGATAATGGGGATAAATTTAATTTTATCCCCATTTTTTTTTAATTTTATTATTTGAAATAAAATGTATAGTGATTTATTTGATATAAATTTTACATTTTCGTTAGAAAATTTAAATAAAAATAGAGAAGTATTAAGTTTAGATAAAATAAAAACACATATTCAATGTGTCTTAGATCAGACTTTTGTAAATCCAAACAAAAGAAAAATAGAAGATTTTAATTCTAGATTTAATTTTGCATGTCCTTATTGTGGTGATAGCACAACAGATAGTTTTAAAAAACGTGGTAATTTATATTTTAAAAATATGAGTTACAAGTGTTTTAATTGTGGTATAAAAATGAGTCTTTATTCTTTCATAAAAGAATATAAAGATAAATGTGATTTAAATGATGTAGATTTATATGCAATTAGAAATTTTCAATCAGATGTAGATTTTAGAAATATATCAACTGTTAGATTAAATTTTCTAGATTTAGATGATATACGAAAATATTCTTTAACAAAAGAAAAATTAAAAGAATATTTAGGTTTTACAGAAATAAATAATACCAATTGTGAAACGTTCCTATTAAATAGGTACCAAAATAATAATAATAATTTTTTATATCAACCAAAAACAAATTCTTTAGTTATATTAAATGGTATAGATGATATTATTATTGGTTATCAAATTCGTCCACTTAAACAAAAAAAATATTTTACGTATAAATTAAGTACAATATATAAAGAATGCGATTTAGATATAAATGATTCGGTATCCAAATTGGATAATATATCAAGTATATTTAATATTTTAAATATAAATTTTGATAGAAATGTAACAGTGTTTGAAGGCCCAATGGATAGTTTTTTATATGACAATTCAATAGCATTATCTGGAGCACATAATGTTTTGGATTTTGAAATAGAAAATATGCAATATTGGTTTGATAATGATGAAACTGGTAAAAAGAAAGCAATTTCAAAAATAAAAGAAGGTAATAAAATCTTTTTATGGAAAAAATATCTAAATGATAATTCTATATTAGAACATATAAAAGATTTAAACGATTTGATTATATACAGTAAAAATAATGGTATAAAATTGCTACCTTTTGATAATTATTTTTCAAATAATAAATTAAATATAATACATGTTTAAACACCAAGATTTAGTTTTTATAAATAAAAAGATTATGCCATTCGAATTAATATTTGATGGTATTCTAAGTATAGAACAAAATATGGTTCTATCTAAACCTAAAAAAATACATGATAAAGAAGAAATTATAATAACAAATTTAAGAGATAATAATGAAAAATTCAGATCTCGAAGATGTGGAAATACAGGAAGAGTTAGGGAAATCTTTTAATGTCAATCTTTTTGATAAAAAAGATAGTGCAAAGGTTTCTAGATTAAAGAAATCCTTAGCTACTATGCGTAATAAATGGACAGAAATAATAATTGAACATGATGAATCATTTAAAGATTTAAAACAAATATCAAATACTAAAATAATATCAGATAGACAAAGATTAATAGAAGAAACATTTGCAATACAAGACCATGTTGAAAAAACTTTAAGACAATTAAAACAAGAAAAAAAACAGTGTTATGATGATAATGTTGGCAAATTTAAATCATATCAGGCAATTTATCTACAAATAGATGGATTAGTTGCCGAAACTGAACAGTTTTATAATTTATTGGTTAATCATATTAAATTTCTAAATGAAACTTTGAAATCATTAGATCATTTAATTTACCAAATAAAAAATAAAATAAAGTTTGATGAATTATTATAAAAATAAAAGAATATATGAAATTCGAAGTAACATCCGATAAAAAATATTTAAAACTTATTGAAGCAGATGAATTAGAACTACGACAAATAGAAATAACATTTACAAAAATGGTTAGAAATTATTGGATCTTATTAAAAAAGAATCCAAAATTAAAACAATGGGGATGGACTGGTAAAGTATCATATTTTAAAAACAATAAAATTCCTATTGGTTTATGGCAAGAAGTCATGAATATGTGTGAAAAATATAATTTTGAATGTGATATTTTTGGATTAAATGCTATAATAGATGAGGATTTTGATAGTAAAGAGTTTGTAAAATGGCAAGAGAATTTTTTTGAAAAATCTGATAAAAAACCTTACGATTATCAGATTAATACTGCTATGAACATATTAAAGTATGGTTGGTCTTCTAATGAACTTGCTACAAGTGCAGGAAAGACTCTTATCGTCTTCATGGTGTTCGCTTATTTAAAAACTCATGGTAAGCTAAATAGAATGTTAATCATTGTGCCTAATAACTCTTTAGTTATACAAGGTATAAGTGATTTTGAGGAATATTCAAAATATAAACAACTGATAAATTTTAAAATGCAACCTATAGGTGATGGTGCAAGTAAAGAGAAAAAAGATGTAGATGTTGTTATAGGTACATTCCAAACTTTGAGAGAATTACCAGATGAATTCTTTACAGAATTTAATGTTGTTACAGTAGATGAATGCCTACATCCAGATACAAATATAAAAATGTCTGATAATACTTATAAAAAAATTAATGATATTAAAATTAATGATATAGTATTAACATATAATGAAACTACCAATCAAATTGAACATAAAAAGGTTGAATATGTTTATAAAAATTTAAATAAAAATGTTCAAATGTATGAATTAGAAATGGAAAATGGCACAACTGTAAAAATAACAGGAAATCATAAAGTTTTATTGAATAATGGATTATGGAAAAAAGTTGAAGATTTGAATGAAAATGATAATATAATAAATATATAGAGGCACATAAAAATAAAAGCTACCTGTATGTATATAGATTATAGTAAAATGGATAAAAAAGACTTATATAATTTTATAATAGAAAATAAAAAATTTTATGGTCAATTAAAAGTAAAAGATCATGAATCTAAATTAGAAAAATGGTTAATAATAAATAATATTAGAGATTTAATACCAATTGATTTAATAACTGAACAATCCATATTTAATTATTTTAATGATATATATGAAAATCCATTATGTCCAATATGTTCTAAAAAACTAGAGTATAATCAATATAAAAGATCATATAGGGTAACATGTTCTAAATCTTGTAATAATAAATTATTATCAATATCAAGAATGGGGGATAATAATTATTGTCATAAAATGACAGATATTACAAAAAATAATATGAAAAATAAAAATTCAATAAAAATGAAAAAATTAATAGCAGAAGGTAGTTTTACTCCTTGTGTTACAAATTCATGGGCTAAAAGTAGAACAAAAATATTTTTAAATGGTAAAATATGTGTATATAGATCGACATGGGAAGCCTTTTTTCAATTAAAAAATCCAACATTTTTATATGAAAAAATAAGAATACCTTATATTTATAAAAATAATTTACATAATTATATTGTAGATTTTGTAGATTTAAATAATAAAATATTATATGAAATTAAACCAAATAGTTCAAGGTTTTCCAATGAAAAAAATATAATAAAAGAAAAGTATGCGAATGAATGGTCATTAATTAATGGATACGATTATAATGTTATTAGTGATGATTGGTTTTTTAAAAATTATGATGAGAATATTTTAATTAATAATCCGGATTTTGAAAAAATGAATAAAAATTTAAAACAATTTTTAAAATATGAAAATAAAGAAAATAACTAAAATAGATTATAAAGAAGATGTTTATAATTTAAGAATAGAAGATAATCATAACTATTTTGCTAATGATTTATGTGTATCTAATTGTCATACAGCAAAAACAACATCTGTTAAAAAGGTTCTTTCTAAATGTAAAAATGCCGATATTAGGTTTGGTCTTAGTGGTACTATAGGTATAGATAAAGATGATGCTGATGCTTACACATTACTATCATTAATAGGACCATGTGTTAATAAAGTTAGTGCTAAGTTTTTATTTGGTAATAATGAAGAAAATAAACAGTATGCTACACCAGTTTATATTCGTCAGATAATGATGGATTATTTACCATATGATAAAAGAAATGATATTTTAAAACTAAAAGCAAAAAGAGTTGAATTCGATGGTTCAACTATGTTAGCCTTAGAAAAAAAATTGATTGTAGACAATAAAGATAGATTAAATTTTATTGTAGATGTTATATCAAAAGTACAAAATAATTCATTAGTATTATTCCACAATGTACAAGATGGTTACGGTAAACAAATATGTGATGCATTAAAGCATGTTTTACCAGCAAATTATGAAATTTATTATGTTGATGGTGATACTAAACAAGATTTAAGAAAACATTACATAACTCAAATGGATAGAAATACTAAAACTATCAAGATAATGGTAGCATCATTTGGTACATTCTCTACTGGTATTTCTATAAATAATTTAAGTTATATTTTCTTTACAGAAAGTTTCAAATCAGAAAAGATAATACTTCAAAGTATTGGTAGAGGTATGAGATTGTTTGAAGGTAAAGAAGTTGTAAATATTATAGATTTTGTAGATGATTTTTCATTTAAAGGTTTTCAAAATTATTCATTAAAACACTCTTACGAAAGAGAAGAGATATATAAAACTCAAGGTTTTCCTTATAAAAAAATTAAAAAAACTTTCGGCGAAAGACTAAAGTAGTTTTTCGCCAAGTTTAATTAATTCTTGTTTTTCGTGAAAATCTAATTTCATATCGATAGTTTTCTTTATTTCTGCAATTTTAATTGCAGCTTTATTGTTATCTTTTATTTTTTCCAATTCTTTTAAACCATTCTCTACATTTTTATCCCACACCTTTTCTACAATACTATCAATTTTATTTTGACCAATTAAATTTATAGCCATATTATACATATTTTCAATATCTTTATCACTAGCTTCATTTAATGTATAAAAATTATTATAAATTTCTTTTTCATGTATGATTGAAATAGCATACCCACTTAATTTCATTATTTCTTTTTGTTCTGATTTTGTCAAATATCTATCAAAAAACATATTCATTTTTGCAACATTTATAATTATATCTTCTTCTAATCCTGAAGCATATTCTGTTGCTGATTGCATAATACTATTTAAACCTTTTATTACCCCTAATTTATTTAATATTGAATTAAATGTTTTAGAATTTTTAATAAGATTATATGTGTTTTCGCCTAATTTTTTGTAATCCACGGATTCATTTCTAGAATCTATATCACCCATAAATCCATGATCATCTTCAAATCCTGTATAATCTTGCTTTGTTTTTATTAAAAATTTAAATGAACGTAGTGCTCCACCTATACCACCAATAATAACCATAACTTTTGATATTACAAGAATCTTATAAAGAGTATCCTCTTGTTTTTCTGATAATTTATCACTACCTGTTTTTTTCTTGTTTTTCCTTTTTTCATGAGCCACTATAACTGCTCTTAGTGACATTATAGCCCCACCTATACCACCTATAATTATTAATCCTATACTTATAGCTAATAATAACGTACTTAATTTTTTCCTAACTTCTAATATTTTTTCTTGTTTTAATCTATCATTTACAGTTTCCTTGAATTCTTCAAATGATATAGTATCACCTTCTTCTTGCTCTTTTTTCCTATCCTTTATATACTTATCATACTCCTTTTTGTATCTTTCATTTTTTTTATCTTCATCTTTGATGTTTTTAACAGCATCAGATGCGTGATCCTCTGCATCTTTTTTTATCGAATTTAAATCTGTATCACCACTAACTTTTTTATTGTTTTTTAGAAAAATTTCATAAGATTTTCTAAGATAATCATCAGTTATTTGTGTAACACCATGTATAACATTATTCGATGTTTTACTTATATAATTCATAAAATGATCGCCTATGGCATCTCTCCAAACAACATTTAATTTTTGCTCTTCATTTAAAAAATCTAATTCTTCAAAATTATTATATTCTTTTATGTATTTCATGTTTTTTATATTTAAAATTTTTCTAATAATATATATATTTGTTAAAAATATAAAACATAAAAATAAAAAAATAATCTATGTCTGAGATTTTAAATGATTATCTAACTTTTCGTTTAGAGAGAGATTTACAAATTAACGAAGAAGATAGTGCAAAGCAAAAAGAATATAAAAAGTTTTTTAATAATAAACTCCAGCAACATGGGGTTGAAAGCCCAGCTAAATTAGATAATGCTGGTAAAAAGAAATTTTTTGGAGAAATAAAGGCTGAATGGAAAGGTGGTAAAGGTGCGAAAACGCAAGAATCTGAAGAAAATAATGATGGTGATTTAATAGAAGAAATAGTACATTCTATAGCCGAAGGTTTACAAGAGGAACCTAAATCGTTAGAACAAATAACCGAATATATTTCACAAATATTATATGAAAATGATTCTGATTTGGAAATAAATGTTGAAGAATTACTAGAAAGTTTGGATGACATATTTGTTGCATTAATTAATGAAGAAGATGGTGAAACCTACTTCTCAATAACTGATGATTATAGAAAAATTTTAGAATCTGGAGAGCAAGAAAAAAAAAAATCATTCGGCGATAGCATAAAGTCGCATTTTAAAAGGAATCGTGGAGCTTATATAGGCGCAGGCATTGGTGCAGCAACTAGTATGGCATTAAAAAATAAATCCTTTAAAAAAGGTGATTCTGTAAAAGGTCCTGGTAAAATATTAACTGGTGCTGGTGCACTAATAGGTAGACATATAGACAAAAAGAGAGCTGGTGCTAATAAAGCCGAAGGTAAACATCCAGATGATTTTAGATAATAATAAAAATAATAAATCTTTTGAAATATATTTTAGAGTATAATTCCTTTTCAATATTAGAAAGTGAAGATTATGTTTTATTATCAGGAATAAAACAAAAAGATGTACACATCATAAAAGATGATATAATTAAAAATCTTCTTCCTTTGTTATTATTAAAGGAAGAAGATTTATTTTTTGCAGGTTCTGCTGGTAAATTATCAGATCCAGAAGATATAAGCAAAAATATAAATATAATTATAGATTCTAAATCATTATCAGATTCTAACAATTTTGATATTGGTATTTTAGATTTTTTAAAATACCAAGTCGATAGATTAAAATATAATTCTGTAATAAAAGATAATGATTCTTTATTAGTAGATTGGCCATTTAATGATATGAATATAGATGTTATAATACATCCTAGTTTAAATTATGATTGGATTAAATTTACAAGATATTGTCCTGATATATTAAATGGTGAAAGTGAATACAATGGTAAATATAGAGAAGCTATGTTATCAGCAATAACCGAATCAATTAATAAGAAGATAGTGTCATATGATGATCAAAATGATAATGTAAGAGAATATTCTAAACTTATTTTTGATAGAAATAGAGGAATGTATATTATACATAAATCATTTTTAGGACCACATGGCACTTTAACAAAAGCATATGAAGTTAAAGGTAGTAGAAAACTTATAACATCTAATCCTGATAAATTCGTCAATATATTATTTGGAGATGATATAACTAAGGATGATCTAATGACGTTTGAAAATATTCTTGATATTATAAAAGATCAAGATTATAAATTTTATAATAAATTACATCAAATAAAATCTAGATTTTATAAAAATTGTATGAAATTAAACATTACACCTTTAACATTATGACAAAGGATGATATATTTGAAATAAAGGAAAAGAAAGTTACAAATATTGCAACAAAAAAGGGTATAATTTTAAAAGTAATTTATCGTTTTTATGTTAATGAAGTTAAACCTCAACGTTGTGTTATATCAGTTGTAACTCAAAATGGTATATCAAAAATGTCATCATCTATATCAGATGCAGAAGGAAATCCTCTAGATTTGGATATACTATTAGCACCAAAAGAATTGGTAAAATTTATTAATACCAAGCAATGGATTATAAATAGTTTTAGAAAAGAACATCCAGAAATTAAAAAATTTATTTTAAAATAATATGGCACAAGTTTATTATTTTTCATCTATTATTGATGAGAATTTACTTAGAAGTAAAAATATAAAAATATATGATTCCAAAGTTTCAACTTTAAATGGTTATACTATGGAACATAAACGTAGTATTAATGAAATAAATATAACAGATTCTTTTTTAAAAGAAGATATCAATAATTTTGTACAAGGTATGTCATTTTTGATAGATGAAAATGATTTAGTTAAAATTGATAAGATTGAGAAATATCCAAATGATAGAAATAAATTAAACGTTATGGTTTCTTTTAGGGGTGATAAAAAGGATATACCCATGAAAGAAGCTATAGTTTATGTTGGTAAGGATGATTTTAATTCTTCTAAAGCTATCGAAAATTGGAAACCACAAAAACAAATGATGAGAATAAAATCTGAGAATAAAACCTTAGCTATGGAATATAATAAAAAATTAGGTGGTGCGCATATGGTAACATTTGAGCAATATAAACATGATTTAGAATATAAAAAATTAAATGAAAATTATCTAATATTAGAAGATGAAAAAGATCAATTATTTAATAAAGTAACTAAAGATATAGAAGAGCAAAAAAAAAGAAAAGGATGATAATTTTTTTATTAAAGTAAAAAAACATTTGGAAAAATATAAAACTATTTATGCAATAGCTGGTTCAACTTTAGCTATATCATTATTGACATTTTTTGATTTAAAATCATTTAAAGAATCTAATTTTAAAAAAAGCGATGGTTTTAATATTAATGATTTAGGCAATTCTGATAAAATATCAGATGAAAGTCTTAAAAGAATTTCTGATTATAAAAAAAATATGGATATATCAAAGGATGATAATAAAATTTATTATAAAGAGTATTATAAAAAACAAGATAAAATAATGGATGATTTTTTTGAAAAAATTAAAAAAGAAAAAAATATAGATAATAAAGATAATATTACTTTAGAAAAACTCCATGATACACTAAAAAAACTTAGAGTTAAACGTGATGATAATTTGGATAATATTTAAAAAATAGAAATAGATGAAGCCCTTACATGAAATATTAGAAAATCCTATAATAAAGGTTGCACCTTCAATACCAATAGTAACTGGTGATGAAAGTGCATTTATGAGTCCAATAACAGAATTTTTTGGTAAGTTATTCCAGAGTAGAGATACTGCACATATAATACATTTGGCAACAAAGAGTTTTGAAATTCATAAAGCATTAAATG